ATGGCACGGATGCTGGGCTCCGAAGGCTTCTCCGGAACGGGATGTTCTCCCCGATGTCGACGGACGCACACACCTCGTCCAAAGTACGACGTACCCGCCATGAGAGCACGCGAGGAGCGCTCCTGGCGCCGCGAATGGGTGCCGGAGCTGATGGAGGCGGAGTACGAGCGCCACCTCATGGAGTGACTCAAGCTCACGTGGTGGGGGCGTCAGGCTATCGCCGTCGGAACGTCAGGCTGACGAACCGCTGGAGCCCCTCGCCCTCCGACTGCCGGTCAATGAGCGCCCAACCGATCGTCTCCACGGCGCCGATGGCAAGCGCAAGATCCGTGTCGTTCTTCGTGGGCCGTGGATGGAACTTGTTCACGAAGATCGGGTCCCCGCGCTTGTATGCGATGCGGGCCAAGTCTTCGATCGACCCATACCCACGCTTCGCCAACCATGACTTCAACATGCCGCGATCCTACGGCCAATGACTGAGACGAGGTGGCGGAATGGCGTGGGACGGAAGCACCCGCAGGAGCCGCCTCCCCAAGAACTGGCCCCGCATCCGGCGCCGCATTATCCGCCGTGACGGAGGCGTCTGTGTGGCCCTGTACAGCACGGGCGCACGGTGCGAGCTACCCGGTACCGACGTGGACCACATAGTGCCCGGAGACGACCACACAGAGGCGAACCTACAGCTGCTGTGTACATGGCACCACCTCCGCAAGTCATCGACGGAGGGCAACGCGGCTCGTCTGCGTCCGTCCGTTCACAGACCGCCGTCCACGCACCCTGCGCTGGACGACTAAACCGCCTGCGGCTGATCCCCGCGGGAAGAGGGCCCTGACGTCCAAGGCGTCGGGGCCCTCGCCATTCCTTGGAGTAGACGTGAAGTCCTGTACGCACTGTGAAGCGCCCCACGAGCGTGCCCGTGCTAAGTACTGCACCGACCTGTGCCAGCAGCGCGCGTACAACGAGCGCCGGAAAGCTGATGGTCGGCTGGTGGCGTATCGGCAGCGGACTAAGGGTCGGCACGCGGCCTACCTGCGGGCGTACTGGGCAAAGCATGGAAGCGTGCGGGAGCTGTATCCCGAAGCGACCAAGGCTGCGGATCAGCGACGTCGGGCCCGCAAGTCGGGAGCAGAGGGCGAGAACATACGGGCCGTTGAGGTGTTCATCCGTGATGCGTGGACGTGCTCCCTGTGCAAGGGCCCTGTGGATGCTAGTGCTGCGTGGCCTGCCCCTGAGAGCGCCAGTGTGGACCACGTTAAGCCCTTGAGTAAGGGCGGTTCGCACACGATGGCAAACGTCATGACTGCACACCTGCGCTGCAACCTGAGCAAGGGCAACCGTACGGAGGCGGCGTGAGTGGCGCACACGTGGTGCTGGAGGAGGCAGACGACACAGGCGAGGATGGACTCAGCGTTACACGCGTGAGTGTCAACGGCGTTGACGTCGGAAGGCTTGCGAAGCCACCGAAGATCGCAGTTGGCACGAAGGAAGATCGAACGCTGACGACTGTGACCATCACGCTCGTGCCGTCTCGCCTGGAGATCCGCGGCGAGCACGCTGACGGTGAGCGTCGAGCGCCTCGCGTCGGCTTCACGGCGGACGTTGGAGCCGGCACCCCAGGGGGGTGATCCCCTTTGGATCTTTATGAAGACCGAGAGAGTGCTGGTATCCGCTGTCTGTACGGGTCTGGGACTTTGAGATGAGGCCGCGGAGCCGGTCCTCCTGGCAGGCCGTTAGGCGCCCATGCAGGGCTCCCCAAGGGCATCCCAGGTGCGCGGGAGGCGGAAAGCGTTACTCGCCGGCTCTCGTTTATCTGACGATCCTTGCAGGTCAAGCGCCTGAAAGTGTTACACGCCGCTGCTACACTGGAGCCATGATGAGAGCCGATCGAGTATGCGAATGGTGCGGGGACGACATGCCCCTTGCCGCCAGGTCGCATGCGCGCTCGTGCTCCACGCGCTGCCGTGTTGCGCTGCACCGAGCGGCGAAGAAGAACGCGCTCCCCGAAGAGCTGACGATCCGCGACAGGTGGATTCGCCGCTCGTCCACGAAGGTCCCACTGACGGTCGGCGACATGCCGGCCAGCAGCACGGACCCGCGGACGTGGAGCAGCTACAAGAGCGCCGCCGCTTCGACGGTAGGTGCCGGTCTGGGCTTCGTACTGAGCGACGTCGACGACGTTGTCTGTCTCGACCTGGACCACTGCCTTAACCCGCTCACCGGTCGACTTGCCCCGTGGGCGGCAGCCATCGTGCGCGACGCAGGCGCCACCTACGTAGAGGTGTCTCCGTCCGGCGACGGGCTGCACATCTGGGGCCGCGCGGACGTCCGACATGGACGCCGCATTCGACGCCCTGACGGTACGGCCGTAGAGGTTTACGGGACCGGCCGCTACATCGCAATGACGGGCCGCCGACATGGCTCCTGCCCGTCGATCCTCGCGGACCTCTCCGCGGTGATTACCAAGCTGACGACGTAACTCCCGACATGGGACGACGCTCGTCGTTCCTACCTGGGAGGCCCCATGGACGGCGTCTTCACGCAGTGCCCCGCGAGGCACCCGGAGACTGATCAACAGTGTGTGCGGCTGTCTTACCCGCATGACGAGCACAGCACGCAGCACGCGTCTGACGTGTATTGCCGTCGGTGGGCTGACGGGGAGCGTGTCTGATGGCAGGCCGCGGACCCGCCCCGAAGGACCCCACCAAGCGGCGCCGGCGCAACGGAGCTGACCCGGACACCGTCATCATCACTGACGACGAGGTGCGTGGCCCCGAACTCCCCGAAGGCGTCCTAGGCGCTGACAAGGAGGGCACTCCGTACGTCTGGCATCCGATGACTCAGCTGTGGTGGAAGACCTGGCGCGAGTCGCCGCAGGCGTCGACGTTCACCGCCACTGACTGGTCATTCCTCATGGACACCGCCCTCATGCATCATTCGATGTGGGACAAGGGCCAGTGGACGCTTGCCGCTGAAGTGCGCCTGAGAGCGGCCAAATTCGGCGCTACGCCGGAGGACAGGGCGCGCTTGAAGCTCAAGGTCGACGACCCTGTGCCGGCCCGTCAGGCGCCCGTACAGAGCCCCCAGAACGTCTCAGACATCAACTCCCGACGAGCGAGGCTGACCGGATAACTCCAGAGAGGGGGCGTCGATGCCACACGTCACGGTACGCGCCCCTGGCCACGATCGCTCCCGCTCGATGGGCTGGCTTGCGGTCGCATGGATGGAGTATTTCGTCGTCCACGGCCCTGGCGACGTCCAGGGTATGCCGGTCTCCCACGGAGACGAATACACCGGTTTCGTTGTCGACTGCTACGCGCTAGGCGAAGGCGGCAAGGACGACGGACGCATGATGTATGACAGTGCGTTCTTCTCGCGCCCAAAGGGCTGCGACAAGAGCGGACTGGGCGCACGTATCGGCCTCTTTGAGGCGCTTGGGCCGTGTCGATTCGCACGCTGGGCAGAGGGTGGGGAAGTCTACGAGGACCCTTGGGGTCTCGGCTTCCGATACATCTACGAGGCCGGCGAGCCAATGGGCCGACCGGTCACCGTGCCGTACCTCCGGATCATGGCCACCGAAGAGGGCCAGACCGGCAACGTCTACGACACGATTTACTTCAACTTGACGGACGAGGCGTCACGCCTGAGCCAAGTGCCAGGGGTTGATCCGGGCGTGACGAAGATCAACCTTCCTGACGGTGGGGAGATCACGCCTTCGACGGCGTCAGCCAGCTCGAAGGATGGAGGAAAGGAAACGTGGGTTTGCTTCGACGAAACTCACCTGTACAACACGCCTGAGCTGCGTCGGATGTATACGACGATGACGCGTAACCTCCGCAAGCGGAAGAAGATTGCGGGCACGTGGTATCTCGAAACGACGACCATGTTCGCCCCCGGGCAGGACTCGGTAGCAGAGCGGACGTACGAAGAGGCCGAAGCGATCCGCGAGGGTCGTAAGAAGCGTGGTCGCGCTCGCCTGATGTACGACCACCGTTACGGCGTCGTCAAGGACCTGAAGAATGAGGACGAACTCCGCGCCGCCCTACGTGACGCTTACGGCGACGCGATGGAGTGGATCGACGAAGACACCCTCGTCGACGACTTCTACGACCTCCGGAACGATTCCGCAGATGGTAAGCGCTACTTCCTCAACAGCCGGACGTCCTCCTCCGACGCGTGGATGGACTCGGACGCGTGGGAGCTGTGCCGGCGCCCGGAGCAAATAGACGCTGGCGAACTCATCACCCTTGGCTTTGACGGATCCATCAACGACGACGCAACCGCCCTCGTGGCATGTCGCGTGTCGGATGGCCATCTTCAGTTGCTCGGCTGCTGGGAGAAGCCAGAGGGCCCCGAAGGCGAGGGCTGGCAGGTTGACCGTGAATCGGTCGACAACGCCGTATCCCGCGCTTTCGAGAAGTACGAAGTCTGTGGCTTCTACTGCGATCCGCCCAAGTGGCAGGACTACGTGGATAAATGGACCGCGGAGCACGGTGAAGCACTCCAGGTGAGCGCCACACAGGCCCGCCCGCTGGAGTGGTGGACTACCCGCCCGACGGTCATGGAGCACGCTCTCGACCGATTCGTGGAAGCCGTTGACGATCAAGCCCTTTCGTACGCCGGCACCGACAAGGCGGACGACGATGAGCCCTACTCGAAGCTGGGCGCCACGCTCACCCGCCACGTGCTGAACGCCAAGCGACGCCCGATGGGCCGCAACCACATCGGCATTGGCAAGGAACACCCCAAGAGCCCTAAAAAGATCGACGCCGCCATGTCCGCGACCCTCGCCTACGAGTGCCGTGCGGACGCGATCGCAGCCGGAATCACCAAGCGCAAGAAGCGCTCTCGTCGCCTAGTCGCCTTCTGAAGGAGGTTCGCGAATGCCTATCGATGCTACGAAGGTTGAATCTCCCGGATGGTGGCTTCAGCGGCTCGGTAAGAAGATGCTGGACGAACGGGAGGATTCCCGCCCCGACTGCGACGGAGAGATCACTCCAGGACTCAACACCCTGCGCCGATACGCCGAAGGTAGCGCACCTCTTCCTCACGTCCCTGGCGTGGACCCGCGGGAGGTCGCGGAGTGGATGAAGGATGCTCGCACCAACTGGACGAGCCTCGTCATCGACTCTCCGACAGAGCGCATGGGCGTCGACGGCTTCCGCTTCGGAGCAGCCAAGGGTGGCAAGTCCGCGAAGGCCGCTGACGAGGACGCTCAGCGCATCTGGCAGGAAAACCAGATGGACGCAGACAGCGACCTCGTCCACTACGGCGCCCTGTCGCAGCGTCGTGCCTTCGTACTCGTCGAAAAGGGCGAGGACGGCCGGCCGGTGCTGACCCACGAGACGCCCTATCAGGTGGCCGTGGAATATGAGCCCGGCAACCGCCGTAAGATCCGCGCGGGCCTGAAGATGAGGCGTGACGACTGGACCGGCGGCACGGTGGCGACGCTGTGGACGCCGGAGATGAACTTTGGATTCACCGCGAAGAGCGGTAGCCCCAACTTCTCCGGCCGCACGGCATCACTGCGTCAGTGGGACGCTCTGACACTTCCCAACACCCCTGACGGCCAGTGGGTCAACGAGCTGGGATCAGTCCCGCTTGTCCCGTTCGTCAATCGCCGGAACCGCTCCTTGAACGGCTTTGCGGAGCATGAGGACGTGCTCTCGATCCAGAACCGTATCAATCTGTCGCTGATCAACCTGATTGCTGCCATGAAGTATGGAGCTTTCAGGCAGCGTTGGGCCGTAGGTCTGGAGGTCGACGAGGATCCCATCACCGGCGCGCAGATTCAGCCTTTCCAGCTGGACATCAGGAGCCTGTGGACCACGGCGGAGAGCAAAGACACCGCTCAGTTCGGCGAGTTCGCTGCAACGGACCTTGTCCCGTACGTGCGCGCCGTAGAGGCCGCTGTGCAGGATCTAGCGGCCATCAGCCGCACACCACCTCACTACCTCATCGGCGCCGTGGTTAACGTCTCCGGAGACGCTCTGAAGGCCGCAGAGACCGGATTGATTTCCAAGGTCCGCGATCGTCAGCGCACCTTCGGGGACAGCTGGGAAAGCGTCATGCGCCTGGCATTCAAGGTCATCGGAGACGAAGACAAGGCGAAGGCGTACGACGCGGAGACTCTCTGGCGCGATCCGGAGTCCCGCTCCATCTCGGAAATGGCTGACGCAGCTGTGAAGAAGGCCAGCGCCGGCGTTCCGTGGCGCCAGCGCATGGAGGATATGGGCTACACGCCCGCACAGATCGACCGCATGGAGATCGACCGAGCAGCAGACGCCCTCAACGCGACTGCTGCGGAGGATCCTCAGCCGGCGTCACTCCAGGCCAAGCGCGACGCCAAGAACGACACTCGCGCCGTGATCAAGCGGGGTGATGTGGACGATGTCCCTGACGCGGCTTGACCGCCAGTACGGGACAGCGGTCCGCGGCGTCTGGACGGCGACTCTCGGCCGCACCAACCGCGCTTGGACCGATCTAGGGTCGTGGCGCGAGCGCGACGTCAAGCGGTTCCAAGGAAGGACCCTCCCGGTGCTCCTGGCCGGCGAGCGACGGGTGGCGAGTCTGACGGCGACCTACCTGGAGCAGCTGTATCGCGAAATTGACGGCGGAGGCCGCGTAGACCTCGACTTCGACAAGGTGACCGGACGTGCGCTTCGCGACGTCGACCCCGAAGAGGTCTACAGGCGTCCGTTCAAGGAGATCTGGAACGCTCTGGACAATGACGTCGCGTTTGACGTCGCTCTCCAGCGCGGGACGCACCGCTTGGAGACGCTGGCCAAGACGGACCTTCAGCTAGCCCGCACTCACACGGTGCGCGAGGTGGGCGACGACATGCCGCGCTTCGAGTACACCGTCCGTGAGCTACAGGGCGAGTACGACTGTGCCCTCTGCATGGTCGCGTCCACGCAGCGCTATCACAAGCGCTTCCTGGCGCCGATCCATCCTGGCTGTGACTGCCTCGTGAAGTTGGTGACAGCCGACGAGGATCCAGGCCAGGTCATCGACGAAGAGAAGCTAGAGCGCATCCACGAACTCGTGGAGGAGGCGCTAGGTAAGTCTGACCGCGGAGGGCGAGCGGTCGACTACCGAAAGATCCTCGTCGCCAATGAGCACGGGGAGATCGGGCCCGTTCTGGGCTTCGCGGGTCAGCGGTTCAGCGGACCTGACGACATCAAAATTCCGACCTGACGCCCGCCACGGGCTGACGACTCCCGACAGGGGAAACCACCATGCCTCGTCGTACTCTCGCGCGCCGCAACCTTTTGACCTTCTCTGCGCAGCCCTGGACCCTCATGGAGGGCGAACCGGGCACTGGCGGAGGTGGTGGAGGTGGCGTAACTCCTCCGGCCGTCAACGAGCACGGCTACCCGGATGGGAAGCCCGTTGCCGACATGGACGCCGTTCATCAGGTGGCGTACTGGAAGCACCACGCCCGCAAGCACGAGCAGCGAGCGAATGCCGCTCCGGATACCGCGGAGCTGGAGCGCCTGCGCGCGGCTGAGACCGAACTCGCCACCCGTAAGGCCGCGGATCTGACCGACGCTGAGCGGCTCCAGGCTGAGAAGGACGCCGCGGAAACCGCTCGCCTGACCGCGGAACGTGAGCGGGACGAGGCACGCGCGGAGGCTCTGCGTATCACCGTGGCTGCTGCGAAGGGGCTCACCCCCTCGCAGGCGAAGCGACTCCAGGGCTCCACAAAGGAGGAGTTGGAGGCCGACGCGGACGAGCTCGTGAAGGACTTCGGCCCCTCAACTCTCGGCACTCCTCCACCTCTCTCAGGTGGCAACCGTGGGGGCGACGTAGGCGGCTCCAAGTCCACGGCTACCGGCGCTGACCTGTACCGCGAACGCCACGGCAAGAAGTAACCCCGACCCCTCACAGGAGGACCCATGAATCTCGGACTCGTCACTGAGTCGTTCAGCCAGGACAAGCGCGACTGGCTCCAGGGCGCGCACGGCACGGACATCGTTCCGTCGGTGACGCTCGATGTCACCAAGTTCACCGCCGGCACCCACTACCCGGACGGCTACATCAAGTCGGGTATTCCGCTCGGTCGGATCACGACCGGTCAGAAGGTCGGCCCCTATGACGACGCCGCTACTGATGGTCGTCAGACCTGCATCGGCTTCCTTTACACCGGCGTGGAGGTCGTGACGAAGCGGGGCGCGGTTCTCTCGTCCGCCGTCGGCTCCATGCTCGTCCACTGCGCGGTCAAGGAGTCCAAGCTCCCTGTCACCCTCGATGCCGCAGGGAAGACCGATCTCGGCGCCCGCGTCATCTTCGTCTGAGAGAGGTAACCCCAAACTATGCAGCTCATTGACGAGTTCGCGACTCCCGCGGAACTCACCGGGTACGCGCGAGCGGCGCTGGCCGACCGTGACGAGAATCAGCTCACGCTTGACCGCTGGCTTCCGAACCGCACCATCAACGACCTGAGTTACCGGTTCACCCGCGGGGGTGGCGGCCTCACCGAGGCGGCCACGTTCCGTGCGTACGACGCGTCGGCCGACGTCGGCGTCCGGCCCGGTGGCGCGCGAGTGTCCGGCGAACTGCCGCCCATCTCCCGCAAGATCCCTGTCGGCGAGTACGAGCGCATCAAGCGCCGGAACATCGACACTCAGAACGCTGAGATCCGTGACGCCATGCTGGACGACGGCGTGCGACTGGCCCGCCAGATCGAGGCTCGTATGGAGCTGGCGCGCGGAGAGGCGATCTTCAACGCCTCCGTCGTGCTCAGCGAAAACGGTGTTCAGGCCAGCGTCGACTTCGGTCGTCTCGGCACCCACAACGTAACTGCTGGCACCGTGTGGTCCAACGTCGCAGCCGACGTCATCGGCGACTTCCAGACGTGGCTTGAGGTCTACAACGAGACCAACGGCGGTGACCCGGAGTCGGTGCTCATCTCGCGTGCGATCTGGACCGCACTCAAGCGGAACACTCAGCTGCGTGGCCTGTCCACCACGGGTGCGACGGCTCCGACCATCCTGACGGACAGCATGCTTGCGGCGATCCTCGCGGACCACGGCATCCCGCCTCTCGTCCGCTATGACGCCAAGGTCAACGTCAACGGCGTCTCCACCCGCATCACCCCGAATGACAAGCTCGCGTTCCTGCCGGCGCAGGGTGACGCACTGGGACAGACCCTATGGGGCGTCCCCGTGGAGGCCGACGACGTGCGTTACGGCCTGGCTGGCGACGAGGCCGGCGTTGCGGTTGGCGCGTACAAGACCGAGGACCCACAGACCGTGTGGACTCGTGCGACCGCCATCGCCCTTCCTGTCGTCGCCGCTCCCGACCTGTCCTTCGTCGCTGACGTTCTCTGACCCGAAACGCGAGGCACTCGCACATGGCCAAGCTGAAAACGAACGTCCACGTGACGGACGACAACGGGGCGGCCCACGTGTTCGGCCCCGCGGACGAGGTCCCGGAGTGGGCACAGGCGCTCATTACCAACCCAAAGGCGTGGCTGGAGCCACCCTCCCCGCGCAAGTCGACTGACGTGACTCCGCAGGCGAAGGCTCCAGCCAAGCGCGCAACTCCGCGGCGAAAGGCGGGCAATGATGCTCTTCCTTCTGGCTGAGCTTCGCGCGCTGCTTGGAACGCCCATGAGCGACGAGCGCGCGCAGCTGGCGCACGACTTGTCGTACGACGCGATCATGGGGGAGGTCGGGGCCCGCATCTCGACTCCTCCCCAGTACGGCATCAAGACCGTGGCGCTCTCCATCGCGGCTCGCATCCTGACCAACCCGCAAGGGCTCCGGTCGGAACAGGCCGGCGGGATGCTCCAGTCCTACGCGGACTCGCAGACAGGCGTGGTCCTGTCTGACGATGAGCTACGCCGGCTGAAGAAGGCCGTTGGGATGCTGTCCGGCGCCGGGATGCTGAATATTGCTCCGACGGAGACGCGCATCACTACGTACCCCTGGCGCCAGGCGTGAGCCTGATCGCCGGCTTGATGTCGGCCACGTGGTACATCGAGCGTGCGGGGGAGCGGGTCCGGGATTCAACCGGCACATACGTCCCCGGTCCGCGCGTTCGCATTCGCGTCGATCACTGCGCCGTCATGAGCCCGTACGGCGTGACGGTTGGTTCTTCCTCAGAAGAGCACAACGCATCCGACACCGTGACGACAAGGCGCGTATTTGCTGCACCACTCGGCACTGACGTACGCCCAGCGGATCGCGTCGTCAACGAGGCCGGCACGGAGAAGTGGGAGGTCATCGGGCGTCCGCTCGTCTTTCCGCTGACGTCTCTGGCGCGCATCGAAGCAGCTGTGAAGGAGGTGACTGGCTGATGGCGTATCGCTCAAAGTACGTCGGCAAATACAACGGACTGGGGCGCATGGTCAGTCGGCCGTGGCTCGCTAAGCCCTGCCGCGATGCAGCCGTCAAGATGATGCACGCTGCGCAGCCGACTGCCCCTGTGGGCGATCCCAACGAGGACCGACACCCCGGTTGGTATCAGCGCTCGTTCGACGTCGTACCGGTTAACAAGAACGTCCCCTTCCGCGGTCAGCCCCGGCAGCGATTCGGCGCCGCACTGATCAACACCGCCCCGCACGCGTGGCGTGTGGAGAACGGCGACGGTCGGGTTCCGCGGTATGCGGTGCTCCAGCGTGCGGTAGACGCCGTGAAGGCGGCAAACCGTGGGTGACATCGAAGCAGTCCTAGCTCCGTGGGCGGAAGCTACGTTCGGCGCCTTCGGGTGCTCGGAGACTCCCGCGGACCTGGAGCAGCATCTCCCAGTGATCCGTGTGGAGCGAATTGGCGGAGCGGACGACCGGTTCAGCCTGCACCCACGCGTCGCAGTCGACGTCTTCGCCGCAACGGCTGATGAGGCCCGCACCCTAGCTAACAGCGTGCGAGATGCCCTCATCTTCCTTCGCGGTCCCGTTGGCGACGCTGTTATCCGATCCGTTGATTGTGGCGCTGGCCCATCTCGCCAGCCATGGGCAAACGAGGCGATCCACCGACGTGGCGCCACGTACACCGTGAGCCTCCGGACCGCATAACCACCTGATCTCTCCGCGCGAGTCGACTCGCGCGGCACTTACGCATGCCCTGGAGGCATCATGGCGGACACCCGCAATGCCGATCTTACTTTCGGCGCATCTGACTACCTCGTCTATGCAGCTCCCACCAACACGACCATGCCGGTTGCATTCGCGGACCCGGCGTCGCCGTGGGTGAACCTCGGCTGGATTACCACGGAGGGCGGCCTCTTCAAGATTGAAGAGGAGAGCAAGGACGTGGAGGCGGCCGGTTCTCTGGAGCCGATCCGCACGCTCATGACGAAGAGCGTCAAGTCCACGCAGGTCACGTTCCTGGAGGGAATCAACCCGCTCGTCCGCAGCCTGTATGACAACGTGCCGCTGGCTTCTCTGGAGCCCGCAACCGACGTTGCTCAGTACGACCTCCCGGACAAGCCCAACGACCTTCGGTACGCCTTCATCTTCGACACCGTGGATGGCGGAAAGCGAAACCGCCTCTACATGCCGAACGGCAAGGTCACTGAGCGAGGCGACGAGCAGCCACAGACGCAGGACGTCATGGCTGTCCAGATGACGTTCAAGTTCTACAAGGGCACCGGGAACACGGCAGCCGTCAAGCGCGCCATCAAGTACGGCGGCGTCGACGTGTCCGGATTCTTCCCCGTCACCCCGTAACAGCCAGCGACGCCCTGTACCGCGCGGGTCCGGGGCGTCGCTTCAATTCGTAATTCGACCCGCGCACACAGAAATTCCCTGACTTAGGAGACCCGCGCGCATGACTGAAGTTACCCCCGCTGAGGCGCAGGAGAACGAGGCCACCGAGGAGTACGGCACGGCGACGCTGTGCGGCTGTGACCTGCGAGTGAAGCCGGTCAACCGCTGGCGCCCCTCATACCTGCGAGCTCTTCGCCTGGCCGATTACGACACGTGGGCGGCCGGCGTTCTGCACGAGGACGACGTAGAGACGTTCGTTGACCTGGACGCCACTCTTGACGAGATCAACGTGTTCACGGCCGACGCCATGGAGTCCGCCGGCGAGGCCCCGGGAAAGTCCTCTGGACGTGCGAAGTCCTCGAAGAGTACGCGGAAGCGCTAGAGGCGGATATCCCGCGGCACTATCCGGGAGCCAGGCTCCTGGACGTGTACCGCGGGACCATCTCCCTACGTACCCTGCGCATCTGGATTGAGCATCTCCCGCGCGAATCCGCGACAAAGACGGCGATGCGGAACAGCGTACCGGACGACGTCATGCAGAAGGCGCACGGGGAGTACCGGCCTGATAAGGCGCCGCACAGCTTCCAGGAAACGTTGCTGATCGAAATCAAGGACGAACTCCGCCTCAATCGCTCCGTGGCAATCGCGGCAGCCGGCGGGACGCCCCCTGAATTCACTCCGACCCCCCGACCTGGAATTCCCCCAACGTCAGCCGTCCGTACCGGGATGACCGACGAGGACCGCCGCGCGCTTGACCCGCGGATGAGAGATCAGCCAAAGGAGGCGTGATGCCGGACCTGGATATCGTTGGTGGTGCGGCGGTCGACGTCGTGCCTGTGATACCTCAATTCCACGCAAAGCTGAAGGCGCTCGTCCTCCCTATCGCTGACCGAGTAGGCGAAGAGGCCGGTCGTCGAATGGGCGACCGGATCTCGCGGAACATCGTGATCGCCATCCCCGACGCGATCACTCGCGGAGGCCGCGCAGGTGTCACAGCTGCCGGCCGTCAGGGTGACGATGCGGGAGGCGCATTCGCACGCAGTATCCGGCGCAAGCTCGAAGCCGCCTTCAAGGCGATGCCGAAGCTGAACATCCGGCTCGGAGACACGGGCGTCGACGCGGAGCTGAACCGGCTTCGGGCTCGCATGGAATCTCTGCGCAACAAGACGATCGGGATCGACGTCTCGACCGCTGACGCGGAGCGGGAGATCGTCCGTATCGACGCGGAGTTGAAGCGTCTGGGCGCCTCTCATGCCGACGTCGACGTACGGGCCGACACCGCTACGGCGCGTGCAGCGCTGGCAGCTATTCGTGCCGAGATTCAGGCCGTCGACGCCAAGGAGGTACGCATCCCTGTGCGTGTCGACTCGTCTCAGGCGACGTCCGCTCTGATGAGTCTGGGAATCCAGGTAGCAGCTCTAACCGCGATTCCTCTTGGTCCTGTCCTGGCTGCCGGCCTAGGCGCCGTGGTGTCGATGGCCACGGCTGCGGGCGCGGGAGTTGCTGCCGTTGGACTCGCTGCTATCCCGGCAATCAAGGGCGTCACAGAGGCACTCAGCGCCAAGTCAGCCGCGGAAAAGGAAGCGTCCACGGCGACGGACCAAGGGACCGCTTCGACGTCGAAGGCTGCGTCCAAAGCTCTTCAGATGGCCGGTGCACAGTCCGCCCTATCCGCTGCACATCGCAATGCCGCGCAGTCCATCGTGTCGGGCACCCGAGCGATAGAGGACGCAGAACGCGCAGTTGCGCAAGCCGTGCAGCGCGCTTCCGATCAGCGGCGCCAGTCGACTGACGCGATTCGTCGCGCACAGCAGTCCCTTGCGGAGTCGCACCGTCGCGTACGGGACGCACAGGAGTCGCTCACCGACGCCAATGAGAACGCGGAGGAGGCGGAGCAGAGTCTCACCCGCGCCCGCCAGGACGCTGCGCGCACGCTGAAGGATCTGAGCAACCAGCTCACCAACGGCGCTCTGGATCAGCGCGAGGCAGCTATCCGGGTGCGTGAGGCGCGCGAGGAGCTGGCCCGCGCAGCTGTGGGCCGCAATGCTGGACTGGTCAGTCAGCTGGACTTTGATCAGGCACAGCTTGCCTACGATCAGGCGATCCAGAGCCAGAAGGAGCAGAGCCAGGGATACAAGGATCTCCAGACGTCGGCGGCAAAGCAGCAGAAAGCCGGCATCGAAGGATCCGATGCGGTCAAGGACGCTGCTGACCGCCTGGCCGACGCTCAGGGCGCCGTACGTGATCAGCTCGAAGCGGTCAAGGACGCACAGCGGGCAGTCCGTGACAGCGCCATCGCTGTGGCCGACGCTCAGTCGCAGGCCGCCCGTGACCAGCGCGAGGCCGCAACGTCCGTAGCCAGCGCACAGCGTGGTGTGGCAGATGCGGTGCAGGACGCCGCCAACGCGCAGATCTCCGCCGCGGAGTCGATCGCATCGGCTGAGCGGGGCGTCGCATCCGCGCGCCTCTCCGGCATCGACACGACCACGAAGGCTATCAGCAAGAGCGACGAGTACAAGAAGGCACTCGCGGGGCTGAGCGCTCCACAGCGCGATCTCTTCGAAGCCATTGCCGGCCCGAAGGGGCTGAAGGTTGCATTCGACGAGTGGCAGAAGTCGCTACAGCCCGAAGTGCTCCCGCTCTTCACGCGAGGCATTGACGGTGCGAAGAAATCTCTGCCCGGCCTGACGCCGCTCGTAACTGGCGCAGCAAAGGGCATTGAGACGCTGATGGATAAGGCGTCTGCTCAGTTGAAGACGCCATTCTGGGTATCCTTCAAGAAGGATTTGGCAGAAAGCGTACAACCTGCCGTTGAAGGCTTCGGAACGGCGTTTGGTAACGTCATCAAGGGCATCGCGGGTGTCATCGACGCCTTCCTCCCGAAGATGGACGGGATCGCGAGCAGGTCGGACAGCATCACGGGCCGATTCGCGAAGTGGGGCAGCTCTCTAAAGGGCTCTCCCGCCTTTGAGAAGTTCCTCCAGTACGTGAAGGATACATCGCCTGGATTGGCCGCGTTCCTGGGCGATATCATGCGCACGCTGCTGGACATTTCGAAGGCCCTGGCTCCTCTCTCGGAAACCATGTTCGAGGTGCTCGGTCCGATGCTGGACGCCGTCTCATGGCTAGCGGTCAACGCGCCCGGTCTCGTGATAACTCTGTGGTCGATGTATTTCGCGCAGAAGGCCATCGCGCTCGGAATGGCTGCCTTCGCCGGCGCCATGATCCTGTATCAAACGGTAATTGCCGGAGCGATTCTCGTAACGTCCGGCTGGGCGGTGGCAATCAACGCCACGGGAATCGTGCCGGTCATTCGCGCGATTGTTCTAATCGTCGCGCTGCTGGTCGCCGCAGTAATCTATGCCTACAAGAACTGGGCTTGGTTCCGCATCGCGGTGGACTCCACGGCCCGCGCCATCAAGACGGCGGCGCTGTGGATCTGGGACGAGGGTCTCAAGCCAGCCTTCGCGGGCATCTGGACCGGAATGCAGGCCATCGGCACAGCTGCAATCTGGCTGTGGGACAAGGCCCTCGAACCGTCTTTCCGCTTCATCTCTGACGGCTCCGCATGGCTGGCCAAAGTCCTGATAGCGGTGCTGCTCCTGCCTGCGTACCTGGCGTTCCAGCAGCTCGGAGCCATCGGAATGTGGCTCTGGGAGAAATCTCTCGGACCGGCCCTGGGCTGGGTAGGCGCTAAAGCGATGTGGCTCTGGGACAAGGCTTTGAAGCCGTCCTTCCAGTGGATCGGCGACAAGGCAACGTGGCTTAACGATAAGGCCATACGCCCCGCCATGAAGGAGTCTGCCAAGAATTTCCAGGCCCTTGGCGACGCCGGCTCGTGGCTATGGAACAAGATCCTGAAGCCAATTTTCCAGTGGATAGGCGACAAGGCAACGTGGCTGTACGACAAGGCCATCAAGCCGGCGTTCGATGCGGTCAAATTTGCGATGGGTCGAGTAGCCGATTCTTTCAGAGATGGCAAAAACTCGATTAAGAAGTCTTGGGATCAAATCCAGGACATCGCAAAAAAGCCAGTGAAGTTCATCATCGATCACGTCTACAACGACGGAATCGTCCCGCTGTGGAACAAGGTTGCGGCAATCACTGGCTCGGACAAACTGAAGAAACTGACCATCAAGGGCTTCCACACTGGCGGCATCATGTCCGGGTATTCCCCGGGCCGTGACGATCGCGTTGTGGCGGTTGGTGGCGGAGAAGCGATCATGCGGCCGGAGTGGACGCGTGCAGTTGGCGCGGACCGCATCAACGCATGGAACGCAGCCGCCCGTTCAGGTGGCATCGGTGGCGTGCAGAAGGCGATCTCTGACGGCATGCCGGCCTACAAGGACGGCGGCATCGTCGGATGGTTCAAGGACAAGGCGAACGACGTCGGGAGCTTCGTTTCCGGCGCCGCTGGATTCATGGACCCGACGAATCTGTTCGACAAGGCGACCAAGTTCGTAGCCTCGCAGATGAAGCCTCTTCTTACGAGCCCATGGTCTAAGTCCGTCGCGCAGATCCCCAGCAAGATGCTTTCCGGTCTGAAAGACAAGGCGCTCGACTTCTTCGGCTTTGGCGGAGGAGGAGGCAGTGGCCAGTGGATCAAGCCGGTAAACGCTGCCTACGGCACGCCTTTCGGTAAGAAGGGCTCGATGTGGTCCTCCGGGCAGCACACCGGGCTGGACTTCCCGGCAGCAGTCGGAGCAGCCGTCAAGGCGGTGGCTGCCGGCAAGGTCGCCATGGCGAAGTCTGGCGGCCCCTACGGCAACCACATGATGGTCAGCCACGGAGGCGGCCTGACGTCGCTCTACGCTCACCTGTCCAAGATGCTCGCCTCATCAGGCGAGAGCGTGAAGCAGGGCGAGCAGATCGGCGCTGTGGGATCGACCGGCAACTCCAGCGGACCGCACCTCCACCTGGAGGCGCGAGTCAATGGCCGCGCGGTCGACCCCATGAGCTACATCAACGGTGGCGGGGGCAGCAGCGGTGGTTCCGGCGTGCAGCGCTGGCGCAGCGTGGTGCAGCAGGCTCTCAAGCTGACAGGCAACCCTGCCGGCTTCGCGGACCTGACGCTCCGGCGCATGAATCAGGAGTCCGGCGGCAACCCGACCGCCGTCAACAACTGGGACATCAACGCCAAGAACGGCACTCCCAGCGTCGGCCTGATGCAGGTCATCAAGCCGACCTTCGACGCCTACGCCGCGAGCATGCGGAACGTGGGCCCGAAGATGCACGGCGTCAGCACCAACCCGCTGGCGAACGTGTACGCCTCCATGCGCTACGCCAAGAGTCGTTACGGCTCGCTCCCTGCCGCCTACAACAAGCCTGGCGGCTACTACGAGGGCGGCTTCCCGCAGCTGGGCGAGACCGCCTGGGTGGGTGAGAAGGGTCCGGAACTGTTGGAGTTCTTGACGCCTACACGGGTCCACTCTTCTCGCGACTCCATGGCCGTGGCTCGCCAGGCGAAGAACATCCCCGCAGCCAGCGGAGGGATGCCTCCAGCGGTCAACGTCGAAGCCCGCTTCTACATGGGCAACCGCGAGGTGACAGACCTCATCCGCACCGAGATCGACGTCTACGACGCAGACACCGGACGAGCACTAGAGACAGGACGGATCATCTGATGAGTGACGCCCCGCCAGAGACAGGCCCTATCTACACCGCTCCACCTCCGGTGGATGCACCTCAGCCTGGCCCCGGTGAGGTCTACAGCCCTGGCAGCGCTGATGGCGCGAACGGTGGCGTGGGCGATGGCGGGGGCGACGGCGGATGAGCGTAGTCACCAACCTTCTGCCAGCCAACACGAGCGGCATCGAGACGGATACGAGCGGGTGGACTGCCGGGAGTAACACGACTCTCAGCAAGTCCACTCGCTTCTACACGGGCGCCTCGTCGCTCGGCATGACGGCCACTGCCGCAGGCTCCGTAACGGCCACCATCTCCGCTCGCGTGGCGGTGGTGGCCGGCACGGAGTACACCGCGTACAGCTATTGGGCGGGTGTAGCGGCGGTAGCTGGCCGCATATCGACGATCCGCGTGGACTGGTACGCAGCCGTTTCGGGCGGCACCGCCATCAGCTCCACGACGTCGGCCGGTGTGGCACTGCCCAACGCCACCACGTGGGTCACACCTCCTCCAATCCTGATCGCCACAGCTCCCGCCGGAGCGGCATACGCGTCCGTCACAGTGTCATGCAGTGGGCTGGCGGCCGGAGCGACGGTAGTCACCGACGCAACTGCGTTCGGGCTGCCTGCGGCGGTGCCGGCCAACCTCCTCGCTTACAACGTGTCGGGTGTCGAGGTGGACACCTCGGGGTGGGGTGCGTGGGGGAACGTCACGCTGTCGCGGCTTACGACAGCGTGGGAGGGCTGGTACGGTCTCGCGCTGACCTCGGTAGCGGCCGGAGAGGTGCAGTCCGGCATGTCGGCCAACGTGCCTGTCGTGCCGGGCACGGAGTACGCAGGAGCCTCCGCAGTCCAGCCCATAGGCTCGGCAGGGGGCGCCGAGTTCAGGGTGGAGCTCCGGTGGTACAGCGCTGAGGGCACCTACATTTCGTCGTCACCGTCTACCCCGTGGACTCCAGCAGGGGGCGGGTGGACGCGCGTAACTGCCATTGGAGTGGCGCCGTCCGGCGCCGTGTTCGCCCGACTGAGACTGCGGGCGGTGGCGACAGGGGCGGGCCAGGTGTGGGCGTGCGACCGCATGGCCCTGATCCCCGCTCCGACTCCCAGCGGGAGTCTGCTCACGTACAACGTCTGCTCCATGGAGGTCGACGCGTCAGGCTGGACCGCTATTAGCGGTTGCACTGTCAGTCGCTCCACGGACACCGCGTGGGAGGGCGTGGCGTCACTCCGCATCGACGAGATCGGCACAGCCGGAATGGACGCCACGGTGACTATGTCGGCTCCCGTCCCGGTTGCCCCCCGGCAGTCGTACCAGGTGACGCCGCATCTCAAGCTCGGCGTATCCGCCGAGCCGCGCAAGTTGATCGCGGGATTCATCTGGTACAACGCCGCAGACGAGGTCGTCGCCACCACAGCAGGCACGTGGACGCTGTCGGCGGGTAGCGGTTGGTACGTACCACCTACCAGCGCCGTGGCGCCAGCGACGGCTGCAAGACTGGCCGTTTCCTTCCGCATCATTTCGTCGGAGATCGGCCAGCCCGCATATCTGGACGACGTGTCACTAGTGCCTGGCGGACTAGCCGCAATCCCTGACGTCATACCTGATCGCTACGGCGTCTCCGTGGCGCTCCAAGGGCTCACGGCTGGCGGTTACACGTACTGGGGGCTGTGGCGCGTAGGTGGCGACGGCACCATGACCGCAGTACGTGGCTCCAGTGGCGATCTCACGAAGGTCGCCATCACGGGGGACGTGGCGGTGGTGGAGGACTACGAGGCGCCACTAGGCGTGGAGGTCCGCTATTACGTGAAGCTGTGGACCACGACTGCTTACCGATCAACCATGTCGCTCCCCATCGTCGTCCCCGAGCCGCACCCGACTGAGATCGTCCTCAAAGATCCGGGCCTACCGGCGCGACAGACTACAGCGGTCGTCTCCAAGGGTGGCCAGCCGACGTGGACTCGTCGCGCCCGTCAGGGCGTCAACCCGGTCCGCGGACGAGCGCGACCGATCATCATCTCCGACATGCGCACGAGCCGTGAGGGCACGATGACGCTAATCACGGAGACGTCCGAAGACCTGGCGGCCATGTGGTGGCTCCTGGAGCCCGGAAACGCGCTGCTGATCCAGTGGCCGTCTCTCTGGGGTGAGACGGACGTCTATGTCTCTGTGGGCGACGTGGCGGAAGCTCCCGTCGTCGAATACGCGGAATACCGCGACCGCACGTGGACCGTGCCGCTAACGGAGGTTGACCGCCCCATCGGAGGAGCTACCGGCTCGGCCGGCCGCACCTGGCAGTCAGTGACCACCGAGCATTCTGACTACCTGGACGTGCTCACCACCTACGCCTCCTGGCTGGGCGTATACACCGGAGTGGAGGGCACCTGATGCAGCCAGTAACGCCGGCCTTCCTCCAGGCATTGACGACATCTCACTCCATGGCGATATCCGTGACCGCCATGTACGGCGGACTGGTCACCGTGCCCGATCTACCCGTCATGGATGGATCGGTCACGGTGGACCGGGGGAGCAAAGTCAGGCGCTCGCTGTCCCTGACGGTAAGCGATCCCAAGTACCTCCCCTTTGCTGAGCTGGACCCCCTGGCGGTCTACGGACAAAAGCTCGTGGTCCGTCGCGGAATCCGGTTCGCCGGAGGGCTAATCGAATGGGTGCCGCTGGGGACGTTCCGCATCGACGAGCCACAGGGCGACACGCTTCTAGGCCCGATCACGCTTACCGGGCAGTCGTCAGAATGCCACATCATCGACGACAAATTCATGGCCCCCACCTCAACGCGCGGATACGCGACCTGCGTTACGGCGATGGAATACCTGATCCGGCAAACGCTGCCGGACGCTGTGATAGTCAACGAGACCGCAGGATCGCGCAACCCATCATGCGCCGTTGCGACATGGACCGCCGGCGCTGACCGATGGGACGCCGTCCAACAGATCGCCCTATCTATGCAGGCTGAGATCTACGTCGATGCCGTGGATCGATTCGTAATCGCGGATATCCCGAACGTCGAATCGTCTTCCGTTGTCTGGGACATCGCGGAGGGCGAGGGCGGAACACTGATGGCAGCGTCTCGTGCCATGTCCCGAACGGCCGTTTTCAACGCCGTTGTGGCCAGTGGGGAAAATACCGCCGCTGGATCGGCGCCGGTAAGTGCGGTCGCCTACGACAGCGACCCCAGCAGTCCGACGAGATGGAATGGTCCATTCGGTCACGTGCCTAAACACATCTCGTCGTCACTATGGCTGACAGTTCCACAGTGTCAAGCAGCGGCAAGTTACGCCCTCTTCGACGCGACGGCTCGGAATGTGTCAACGTACGTGAGCGCCATCCCTAACGCCGCGTTGGAGGCCGGAAATTGTCTGCGTCTCACCTACTCCGGTCGAAAGGAGTTGGCTATCGCGCAGTCGTTCACCATCCCCCTGACGGCTGAAGGATCATCCTCTCTGACGCTCCGGGGCGGGAAGGAGGAGGCCGCATGACCACACGTCAGAGGCTCGCAGATGCCATCCAGCGGGCCGCTAGCCGGGCAGTGTCACAGGAGTCCGCGGGCTGGATGCTCGCCTCTGTGACGGCTACCTACACGGACGGCACAGTCGACATCACCACCTCTCGCGGCCCCGTCGAAAGGGTCCGCCGGATGAAATCGTATTCCGCCCCGATTGTGGGCGACACGGTGAAGGTGGACTACAACCCTGACGGCAACTGGATCGTAATTGGCGCATTGGCGTCATCGTGACTACAAGGAGCATCTGAGTGCCAGCAACTGACGGATACGGACAGGCGGTCCAGTACCCCGTCCTCTCCGACGCACCGAACATGGAGAATGCTTTCCAAACGGCGGTGAATGGGATCGTCTCCCATTCCGTTCTGCGATTTGCCAACTCGAACGAGCGATCCGCGACGCTGACCGGGCAGTTCAAAGCCGTTCCGGGAATGATCAGCTACCTGATCGCCGAGGATCGCTGGGACCGATTCGACGGAGACAAGGTTTGGCGGCCTATGACTCCGGGAGCGTGGAAGCCGCTCACGTTCGCATCGGGCTACACGGCGTTTGGAGGTAGCCCCGGATATCGCATCGTCAATGGAAGCGTAGAGCTTCGAGGGGCCTTCCAGAGAACGAGTGGATCGAACTTCACGCAGGACTCAGAGATCTACGCTTTCACGCTGCCGACCGAAGCGCGGCCATCAACCGCTCGATCTTTTGTGGCGTCCGCTACGTACAACGGCGGTGGCCACTCAGCGCGACTTGTAGCCCGCACTGACGGTGCCGTCGTGTACATCATCGGACACTCTGCGAACTTCATCTATCTGGACAGCGTCCGCTATTCGCTCGACTGATCAGAGCTGCACCGCTAGTCATTCACGCCCCGCCTCGTCGGGGCTTTTTCTATGCCCGGGAGGGGACTCACCATGGGTGAAATCTGGATCAAGGAAGCGGAGCGACTGGGGGACGGCAGCATCGGAGGTGCGATGGACTCGCCGTCTGCGCCCGGTCGCGTCGTCTGGCACACCACGGAGAGCGGCCACGGGAACGTCAGCTTCACCAACGTCGGTAAGTACCTGATCAACGTCGGCGCGGAGCCGCACATCCTGTACGACCCCACCACCGATCGCCTGGCGCAGTACGGGCCGCTGAACCAGTCCGCTCGCGCGCTGCGGAACGACGGCCTGACGAGGACGAACAGGACGGGCAAGGTCTGCATACAGATCGAAGTCCTGGCCCGCGCCAACACCCCCTTCACTGGCTATTGGAAGCCCGGCCCGAACTTCCGCGCTCTGATGCGCGCCATCCGTTCGTGGGGAGTCCCCGACTCCTGGCCGGCCGGAGCCCTGGCGAAGGTCTATGCGGACAGCAACGTGAGTCGCTCCCGCAACACATGGGCGAGCAAAGGCGGTCACTACGGCCACTGCAACGTGCCCGGTAATGACCACTGGGACCCCGGCTCGATCTCCCGCGCGGCCATCCTCGAAGCAGGGGCGCCGCGCGAGTCGACTGACGCGCCTGACGCGCCCTCGACTCCCGCGAAGCCTGCCGCGAAGCCGACCGTCGATCTCTCCAACCTCAAGGCTGCGGCACTCAGGGACCCGGACCTCAAGCAGGGTGGGACGACGCACCCCGCAGACGTCCGCATCGTCGAAGCGGCCCTGAAGGCGGAGGGATTCCTCGCGGCGTCTCTGGCGTCGGATGGCTCCTTCGGCTCGTCCACCATCGCCGCATACCGCAAGTGGCAGCTGAAGTGCGGCTACACGGGCTCCGGAGCTGACGGCATCCCGGGCAAGGCGAGCTTGGAGAAGCTGGGCGCCAAGCGCGGTTTCAAGGTCAAGACGTGATAGCCGATGGCTCCTGAAATCGTCATCGCAGTCATCACCGCCGTATCCGTACTGGGTGCGGCGGTGGTGGCCGTAGTCCCAACGCTTATGACCGCACACAAGCGCACACGCACCGCCGTGGGCCACGTAGAGGAATCCGTCCAGGAGCAAGGGGCCGAGACCCGCGCGGCCACCATCGAGGCCCTGGACGCCGTGGGAACCCGCCTGGAAGCCCGATTCAACGCCCGCGTCGATGACCTACGTGACGACATCGATGACATACGCGAGGACATCACGCGCGTCCGTGAGTGGCAGGCCGGCCACGACGCGGAACACATCATCAGCCGGCCCCGTACTGGAGGAGGAGACGCGTGAGCACACCCGCCATGCCTGCTGGCATTTCCACTGTGACCCTGACCGGTCGCTATCTCAGACCAGACGGCACCCCCCTCAAGGGAACCGTCACCATTGCCGCTCCATCCCTCGTTACGCTCCCCAGGGCCGACACGATCAGCGCCGGATCCGCATCCATGATCCTGGACTCTACTGGCGCGTTCTCCGTCCTCCTGATCGCCACTGATCAGATGGACATGCAGCCCACTGACTGGGCGTATGTGGTCAGCGAAAAGTTCCTGGACATCGCGGCCAGGACGTACGCGATCCGCCTTCCTGCTGCCGTCCCTGTCGTCTCCATCGCGGACATCGCGCCGTCCGATCCGAGCACCGGGCAGTACGTACTAGTCCCTGGACCGACAGGGCCCGCGGGTGCGTCGATCCTGACGGGCACAGGCGCCCCATCGCCGCTCCTGGGCGGCAACGGAGACATGTTCGTCGACAAGACTCCGGGCAACGTCGTGCTCTACGGCCCGAAGGCATCCGGCGCCTGGCCCGCTGAGGGCGTGGCATTGGGAGGTGGAGGTCTGATCTCCTCCGTCAACGGTCAGACCGGAGCTGTAGCGCTGACACCTGCCGACGTCGGCGCACTCCCTCGCGCGATCCTGCCCGTCGACAAGCTCCTTGAGGGAAATCCCTTCTACATCGCGCACCGCGGATCCGGCGCTGAGCTGGCCGCGGAGCACACGCTCGAAGGCTACGAAGCAGCTGTAGCGGCCGGCGCAAAGGCCATCGAAGTCTCGGTCCGCATGACCGCGGATGGCGTGCTCGTCTGCCTGCACGATGAGGCCCTAGACCGCACGACCTACTCCACGGGCGACGTATCGACGTGGAACTACAACGCACTGCGCCACAAGGTACTGACGAACGGACGCCTGCACCTTGGTCAGGGCACCGTCGATGCACCGATTCCGACGCTGCGGGAGGTGCTCGACCGCTTCCTTGGGCGCGTTGTGATCTTCCTGGAGTTCAAGAGCAACCCCAGCGTGCCCATCGGACAGCAGTTCCTCAGTGACTTCTACCCGCAGGCGAAGGATTCCGTCGTCTGGAAGAACTACTACCTGGCGACCTCCTTCCCGTGGGCGAAGGCGAACGGTTTCAAGACGTGGGCATACGTCGACGCAGCGACGACCGATGAGCAGATGAACGCCGTTGCTGCCGACGTCGACATGTGGGGTGTTCCAGTCGGTATGAGCGACGCCCGTATTACGGCTGTCGTCCAGCGCGGGAAGCCGGTCATCGCCTGGGAGGTCCACAGGCGCAGCGAGCGAAACCGCCTGGCTGCTCTGGGCGTCAAGGGCATGATGTGCAGCGAGATCGTCTACGTCCGTCGCACGGGCGCCTCACGCACATCTGACGACTGGTCGACGATGGTCCGGGCCCCTGGCGACATGGGGACGATCAACTACGACCACGCGTCATCGCTCAAGTTCGACGACGTCGGAGGCAGCGCGTACATCAGCGCACTGCCCAACCGCTCCGTGCTGCTGGGGTCGATCAGCAACCCAACGCCTCCGACGTCGTACACAATTAACTTCAGCATGATGTTCGAGGGCGTCCCCGGAGCCACGGAGCACGCGGGCCTGGCGTTCTGCAAGGACGCTGACGACGCGTATCGCTTTGCGCAGGCCAACGCGACGGGCGGATACCACCTGACAGTCCGCGGCAACGGTGACATGCAGCTGTACACCCACGCGCCGGGTGTGACATCGGGGAACCAGATAGCCGCCACAGTCGGCGCGCAGACGGCCCCCATTGCCGGCGGATGGATGACGTTTACGATCCAGGTGACCGCCACGACGATCACTCTGACGCGCACCGACCTGGCCGTTCCGGTCTCCATCGTCGCCACCAACGCAACCCACCGAGGCGGCTACTTCCACCTCTCCACCGGCTCCGTCACGTCGACGGCGAACAAGCCGCACTGGAAGGCCGTGTCCATCACGGCTTAAAAATCATGAAGCCCGCGTGAGACACTTTCGCTCCACCCCCACATAACTCAGGCAGACACACAGCCGGAGTAGGGGAGCGCACATGGGCAACGTAGGCATCATCGGACGGGCCAGGGTCGGCAAGGACACTGCCGGCGCCTGGCTCGTCGACAACCGTGGGTACCGGCGGATCGGGTTCGCTGACGCGCTGAAGGAAGCGGCGCTGAAGATGGACCCGATCATCGGGACCCACTGGGAAGGTTCGCAGCTCGTGCAGGACCGTCTCTCCCGCGTGGTGCGCAACCTCGGGTGGGAGCGATCGAAGGAGATGCGAGAGGTCCGCCGCATCCTCCAGGAGCTTGGCGCCGCAGTCCGCGCGCTGGACGAGGACTTCTGGCTCCGCACCGCCATGGCGAAGGTCCAGGCCGCCAACGAGTCGGGCGTGCCGGTCGTCATCACTGACGTCAGGTACCCGAACGAGGCGGCCAGCCTGCGGCGCGCTGGCTTCCACCTCGTCTACATCGTGCGGCCCGACGTGGAACAGCTGAACCACGAGAGCGAAGGCGCGTTGACGGCTCATGACGCGGACTACCACATATTCAACGACGAAGACGTGACAGCGCTCCATCGCCAGGTGGAGGCCGTAGCAGACACGGTCTCCCGCATCGAATCCCGCCGACACTACGCACGATCCCTCTGACGTAAGGCACTCATGAAGCGACTAACCGCATTCCTCAGCGACCTGACCCTCCGCGCCTACGTCGCCCTCCAGGTTCTCGCGGCCACCGAGCCCGTGCGGCTGCGGGCGCATCTCCTGGCGCTCGTAGCTGCCGGAGCGTTCTTCATTCCCGCCCTGGCTGACGCTGACGTCGCACAGAGCGTTGCCGGCGTAGGCGCCGTGGCTCTCCCGATCCTCGTGGGGGAGAGCGCCCGGAGGAAGGTCTCACCGGCCGAGTAAGACCCTGCTGCATCCGCCCCCTGGTTCTCCGGAGCCGGGGGGCTTTCGGCGTATGGAGACTATGAGTCCGCTGGCGGGCAGAGCGGTCAGGATGCGGTTCAACAAAGCCATGCGGGAGAGGGACGTCCCTGCGAAGGCTTGCGGCAAGTGCTTCGCGGTGAAGGGGCATGAGGCGTTCAGCACTGACACCGGCAAGTCGGACGGACGCAAGACTGTGTGCCGAGACTGTGCGTCTGCGGCTTGTCGTAGCTGGTACGCGGATAACAAGGATCATGCCTGCTGGACTTCGCGCCGATGGGATACCGCTAACCGAGACCGAGTATCAGAGCGGAAGCGCAGTAAGCACGCGAGGAACCGTGAAAGTGACAACGCTCGCTCTCGTCAGTGGTATGCCAGCAACCGTAATAGGTCCATCGCAGGCAGCAAGGCATGGAGGGAAGCCAACCCCGATTGGGCACGAGCGAACAGCCGAGTAGCTAGCGCGCTTCGTCGTGCACGCAAGGCCGCAGCAACCGTCATCCCCTTCACCCATGCCGAGATGCTTGCCGACTGGGAGGAGCACGACCTCTACGGCTGCGCCTTCTGCGGCGGGCCCTACGAGGACATCGAGCATCTGGTGCCTATCTCGAAGGGTGGAGAACACAGCCTCGCGAACATTGTCCCGTCCTGCATCGACTGCAACCGAGGCGTGGGAGGCAAGCACGCCCGCGACCCGTGGGAGTGGCTGGCCGAACGCTTCCCCAACTTGGCGCCACTTCTGACGCCGGAGTCATAGGACTAGACCCCTATCAGCTCAGCCGGCCCTAATCTCTAGGCAAAGCTTCGGACCACACCACCGAGCCCCGTACTCCCTGTGACCAGGGGGTACGGGGCTTTTCGCGTTTCAGGTTGCGTCAGTCGACTTGCGGGCCCGTACATCCGCAGTTGTGTCGTGCAACCCAGGCACCATAATCTCGACGCATGTCGACCTCACCCGGACCGCTACTAGAAGCGCTGACCACGCTATGGGCGCAGGTGCGCTCTCACGTAGCAGACCTACCCACAGCACGCATCGCAATCTCACCCACGCCACCGACCACCAATCACGACCCCACTCGCTGGGCATGGGAGGGGGAGGTCGTGACGGGCCTCGTCGTCAGTGCCGAGACACTGCAAGCGGGTCCCGACGCAGTACTGGAGGTCATCCTCCATGAGGCCGCACACGTCCTCTGCTGGGCACGAGGAGTGCAGGACACCGCATCGCACGGGGCTTACCACAATGGGAGATTCCTTGCGGCGGCTGAAGAGGTGGGCCTCTCATGGCCGGCGGACCAGCCCCGCACAGGCCGCGGGTACGCCACACCGTCTCCCACGGAGAAGACGCTCGATCGCTACCGCAGTAGTCTCGCGGAGCTGGAAGACGCGATCCCACTAGTCCTCCCGCATCTCACGATCCCCGACGCGACGGCCCGACGTCGTCCCGCAAGTCGACTGACACTTCGGTGCGGCTGTAACGAGCCTCGGAAGATGCAGATGTCACCCACCGTCGCAGCTAAGGCGCCGGTCGTCTGCGGAGCCTGCAAGAAGCCTTTTACCGCTCAGTGACACTGTGGGGGCGTGGCTACCGACTAACAGTGACTTGCGGTACCCTAACCGCGCGCGCCCCCACAGTCTTGACGTCGAGAGGTAATCATGAGCTCCAGCGAGCTGACCCGACCTACGAGGGGCGGCGACGTCGACCTTGACGAGCTGCCCACGCTTCAGCTGGAAGACCTTGCACAGGAATCGGAGGACGCTCTCGTCGCGCGAGGCTCCGCCCTGGCCCGGCGCTATTTTGAGATTGAAGGGGAGGCCACGACCCTTCTGAAGAACCTTGCAGTCACGCAGGTGGCGCTACGCATCAAGCTAGACGACCCGCGGGGCAATTCGGCCGAGTATCGCGCCATCGTGGGTGATATGTACCGCTCCTTGAACATCCCCGAAGATCGCATTACCCGGGTACAGGGCAGCGTCAGGTGGCATGTGGGCAACCTTTTGCGACGCCACATGACCGCGCGGGAGCTGGAAGCCAACGGCCTTAAGCCCACTAGCCCGCTGGAGCGGCTCCAGGACAACCGCAAGGTGAATGCGTCTCTGATCAAGGCGGCGCTGGTATCAAAAGATGTTGCGGCCTCCACCCCCAAGCCCGCCAAGCGTGCGGAAAAGGGGGAAGAGGCCGATCCCGCTGACGCCGGCCAACCGGTCAAGGCCACGGCCGACCATCTCCGCCTCGCTGAGGTGGCGAAGGACATTCTAGGCAATCTCGACCGCAACGTGATCAAAAAGCACATGACGGACGGGCAGCGCGCCAAGCTGGACGCGGAGCTGCACGCGATGGAGCGGAAGATCCTGTCCTTGCGGAAGCTGACGCAAAAGCCCACGTCAGGCGCCTGATCGTCGCTCGCCGCCTCCGCCTCCCGGCCAAAGTGCGCGACAGAATGACAAACTAACCCCTTATTTCTAACTCTCTCTAACGCGTCTTAGAGAGAAGTAAAATAGGGGGTTAGTTTGCATTTTTGGCCAGACTGACCCGCGGGGAGGACGAGGCGGCGGCCTGGGAAAGATCTTGAAAGTCGCGTGAGACATTTTCGCTCTACCCCCACATAACTAAGGCGTAAGGGAGAACGAAGCAGCAACGAGGGTGGAGGCCACATGGCCGGAGTGGACACAATCAAGCGCGGTGGAAGCCGCTTTTACGTGGACCCGGACGACGGGCGGATCAAGGTTCCTGGCGTGACCGGCATCGTTGGCATGGCCCCGAAGGACTTCCTGACGTACTGGAACGCCAAGCTCGTTGCAGAGACGGCAGTCGAGCACCGTGACACGGTGCTCAAGCTGGCGGAGAAGGATCCTGCCGGCGCCGTGGACTACCTGAAGGGTGCACCGCGACGATACACGAAGGTCGCGAGTGACTTGGGGTCGGCCGCTCACGACATGTTCGAGCGTCAGGCCCGCGGAGACACCATCAATCCTCGCCACATCCACGCGGACATCAAGCCTCACGTCAGGTGGTTCGACGAGTTTCTCCAGCAGATCCAGCCGGAGTTCCTCCACCTGGAGGAGACGGTCTGGTCTGACGCTCATCAGTACGCCGGCTCGTTCGACGCCATCGCCCGCATTGAGGGCGAAGTCGTGATGATCGACTGGAAGACCTCCAAGGCCGTATACGACTCGGTAGCGCTCCAGCTGGCGGCCTACCGCTACGCCGATCGCATCATCCTCGCGGAGACCAGAGAGTCCATCCCCCTGCCGGCGATGACTGGCGGCGCCGTTCTCCACGTCCGGCCGGAGGGTTGGGCGCTGCACCCGATGACGTGCGACGAGGAGGTTTTCGCAGCCTTCCTCCACCTTCGCGGTGTCTTCGACTGGGAGCGCGAGGGGAAGAAGGGCGTGGTTGGCCGGCCGATCGCCAAGGGCGGAGAGGTCGCCACGGGCACGCAGAGGCGGGCAGCATGACGGCGCGTGGAGCGGGGCCGCTGAAGTGGAAGACATGTGGCGGTTACACGCCGGAGGGGGTGCGCAGTAGATCGAACGTCGGACCCACTATTCCGACGTTCGCCGTCGTAGACATGCTGGACGCCATCGACGAGGCGCACATCAAGCGTCTCAACGAAGAGAACGAGCGTGGAGGCGAAGCCAGAGAAGTGGTTGCCAGCGTCGCTCGCACTCTGGACGTCGTGCTGGGTGACACCGGAATCGGTCAGTCGATGTGGGATCCAGCGAACATGCGGCGAGTGGTGTGCGCCGCGGAAGCGCTGCGGAACGATCTGGCGAAGGCGAACGAATCGGTTGACGAGGTTTGCGAGAAGTACCTAACGCTCGTGGAGGAGCGCGACGAGCTGCGAGCGAAGCACGACACCACGTGTGATCTCCTGCGCCACGAGTACGAACGCGCCAACGCCGCCATCGAGCGCGAGGAGACCGCAGACGAGGCCGCCGCAGAGATCGGGCAGTACGCCCGGCAGCTGGAGCGGGAGCGCGACAACTACAAGCGGGCGTACGAGGCGAAGCCGGCTCGGATGGTCGTGAACCATCCGCCGATTCAAGCGCAGAACCGACCTGACGCCGCACTTTGGCCGCTCCTGACCGGGACGCGGAAAGTAGTCGATGACGTCGACGACCTGAAGGCCACCATCGTCAGCCAGGCGCGGGAGATTGCGCGACTCAAGGGGGAGAGCGCATGACTGAGTTCAGCACACGGGGCATGACAGCCGCACAGTTCCGTAAGGCATCGGCTGAGGCCGCGCAGCGAGCGAAGTTCGTGGCTGCCTTCACCGGCTGCGTCGTCATCCTGGCGACGCTCCCTATTCAGGGGTGGGTGACCATGCTCGTCATGGGCGCGATCCACGGCGCTTACCCCGCGGTCGCTGCGATCGGCTATGGAACGTCGGTCCTGTTCGTCCTGGGGGCGAACCTTCTCGTCGGCTTCACGCGGCGGCTGTTCCGCAAGTAGCGCTAGGCACACACGGGGGCGTCCACACCGGGCGCCTCCGCTTCGGCATGGGATGAGGAGAGAGCATGTACCCGGAAGAGATCCTGAGCGAGTCTGACGACGACGGCACGATGCCGGAGAACGTCGCCACCCTGCGGGAGGCCGTGGTTGGTCACCGCATCGTGAGTGCCGAACGAGAGGAAACCCTCGCTCGATGGGGTGGCATCACTGACGCCCTTGTTATCACGCTGGACAACGGCAAGCGCGTCGAGCTACAGGACACCGACGACTGCTGTGCGGTCACGGAGCTGGCCAGCTTCCTCCTCCACCCGGAGCGCGTCGACCACATCATCACTGGTGTGGGCACCACCGATGGGTACGACACGTGGCACATCTTCGCGGACATGGGCGATGTGCTGGAGCTGTCCGTGGGATGGAGCTGCGGTAACCCCTTCTACTACGGCTACGGGTTCGATATCACCGTGAAGGAGCTGGAGGCCGCCGCGTGAAGCGCTACCTCGTCTGGGCAGTCCTGATCACCCTCATCTTCTCCATGCTCCTTCTGACCGCTTGCGACACGGACGAGTCGCAGCAGCAGACCGGCGTGGAGGTCGAGTTCGGCAATCCCAAGCACCGCAAGGCACCGACGTACAAGGCACCGAAGTACAAGGCCCCCTCGACATCTGGGAGACGACGTTGAGCGACGACCCGACCCGTAGTCCTGACTGGTGTCACATGCATGGCTGCCGCCGGTCCGCCTGCCCGCAGCACTAGCCGCGCAAGTCGACTGACGCAAGTCCCTCAGCCCCCGGTTGCTTCGGCGCCGGGGGCTTTCGGCGTGTAACCACACAGAGGAGGCACCGTGAAGCACACACAGGCCATCCACACGGCCGACGGCTCCACCGTCACCATCACGCGCCGCGGGATTGAGTTCGATCTCGAAACGAAGAGCGCCCGCGGAGAGACGATCTCCACCGTCGTCATGAACTCCGACGACGTGCGCGCGCTCCTGGAAGACGTGGACGTCGACATCAACGGCAGCGCGTACGACGAGGGCTACCGGGACGGCTACGACGCGGAAAGGGATGAGGCATGAGCGCGGTTCTGGAGCAGCTACGCGGGATCATCGGCTCCGGCTTTCCGGGGCTTGCTGAGCACATCTTGGCCCGGCATGCCCACGAGCTGGCGGAGCAAATCCGCAACTCCGGCCGACTCCGCGACATCACTGACGACCACATGAGCGACTGCAACGCAGCCGCGGACGAGATTGACCCGGAGGCGACGTCATGACCGCACGAGACGAGTTGCTCCAAGAGGTCATCTTCGGCCTGGAGTCCGGTGACTTCGTGTACGGCGGCGACGTGGAGGTGGACGCGAACGAGCTCGTCGACGCTTTCGCTCACGAGCTGTCGGAGCAGATCCGCGCATGGGAGTGCGGAGCGCAAACACTCCTACCGCTGGAGCGCGGAGCCGCGAAAGGCGCGGCAAACCTGATTGACCCGGAGGCGACGTCATGACCGCACGAGAGCAGATCGTCGGTCTCATCGGAGGCCAGAACTTCGATGGAGGGCTGCGCCAGATCGCCGAACGTGTGGCGGACAGAATCCTCGCACTCCACGCTCACGAGCTGGCGGAGCAGATCCGGCAGGCGCCGTTTAGCGAGCATCTGCTTCAGGGGCATCAGCAGTGCGCCGCCGCAAGCATCATCGATCTGGAGGCGACACCATGACCCCGACATACCGCGATCGGGACAGCGACGTGTGGATGTACGACGCCGACACTAACGGCTATTACACCGACGACATGTACACCGTTCTGCCGATCGAAGAGGTTCGAGAACTGCACGGCCCCCTGGAAGTGCGAGCGGGCGGTTCACGCAAGTGGGTCCGGGAGGCGGAGACGGAGACGCTGGAGCAGCTGCTTCGTCGTGTCATCCGTGAAGAGCTGGACCGGCGCGTGGGGAAGGTGCACGGGTGAGCACGATCGACGCCGGCGAACCATCGCCAGAACTGGACGACGCGGAAGCGCAGATGCGGCGCCTGGACCTCTTTCGCAGGGCTCACGCTGCCGTGAGCGACCTGACATGGGGCGAGAACGTCAGCGTTTACGACGTGCTCCAGGTGGCGCGGTTTCTTGAGGAGAAGGAGGAGAACTGATGGCACAGATCAAATCCACAGGCACCGTCGACATCGAGCTGACGTTCGCGGAGCTGGAACTCGTCCGACGCGCGTTGGGCCTCGTGAATAACTACGGCCCGGTTGACGACATGGACCCCGCCCGTGCACTTCTGGCCGATCTGGAGGCAACGTCATGAGCATGGCCCAACTCGTAGCAGCTGGCGCCCCGGAGCTGCCGGAAGGCTACTTCTATCGCGTGCGGGAGACGTCGATCTCCAACCTGATGGTGGAGATCCGGCAGCAGAGGGGCCGTTGGAGGTCGAAGCTTGTGACCGAACGCTACGTACTCCACGGGCTGAAGGAAACGGCAGAGCAGTCCGTTGTGCTGGCCTGCACCCGTGCCTTCGAGCAGTGGCAGGGAGCCGCCGCAGAGCGAGCGGCGTACAAGGCCGCCACGCCATTCGTCGGAGACCACGACCCGCGGGGAGGCCGCTGACATGGTGACGCTCGCTGACGCCATCGCCGCACAGTTCAAGCGCGATCATCCCAACGGGAAGGGCACACTTCTCTGCGTCGGCCTCTGCCGGCGGCGGAAGGATCGGGAAGACTTCCGCGAACTCCCGACTCACGGACGAGCAGCCGAATGCATTCGCTGCGAGACTTTCCCCGGACCCGCGGGCCGCTCGCTCTGGCAACTCACGCAGGACGCTCGCGGGCACTGGGAGTTGGAGCAGTCGCGCGAGAAGCTCCGGACGTATCAGCGGTACGCGCAGTGGCTCCGGCTGCAACGGCTGCTGGCCACGGCCCCTCGCACGGCTGACCTCATACGAGCCCAGGAGCAGCCCTACGTGGACGCCATAGAGGCATCCATGAGGAAGTGGTCACCGGCATGGTACGGGGCGCTCAGCGAGGCACTCACGCCCACTCAGGAGGACTCATGAACGACACCATCGCGCGCATTGTCTTCGAGGAGTGGGCGGCACAGTTCGTCCGCCCGGAAGGCTCTATGCCCCGACGAACGGACTTCCTGCGCACCGCCTTCCCGCACACCTACGCGCCAGCCGTCCCCGTGACGCTCCGCGGTCCGAAGTGGGGGACGAGGTGATCCGCATCGACATTCGTCCGCGCTTCGTTCTGGACTACACCGTGGGTCTCTACGGCGGAAGCGTGGAGGTCGTGACGCGAGACATCGGCGCTACGATCGGGACAGAGATCCTGGACGCGAACGGCGGCAGACTCTGCGCCTACCGGCCGGGCACGCGGTACTCCGACCGGGCGAAGGAGATCGCAGAGGATCACCTTCGCGAAGCGCTGGGAATGCTCGTCGGCGGAGGCTCACTGCCGCCGGTCCAGACGCTCCTGCCCGAAGCCCTCGCTACCGCTCTTCGCACAGCTGTCTCTGGTGAGCAGCAGTGGGTTCCGGGCGAGGAGGACTCATGGTAATCACCCCGCTCCCGGGCGACTTCGCCTTGACCCGCATCGGCGGGGTCACCGGCCGGTTCGTGGGCGCCGGCCAGGCGCTCATAGGCGACGCTGCACCGGTACAGCACGCGTTCGTGTACGTCGGGTTTGACATGGTCGTGCAGGCCATGCCCGGTGGGGCGGAGTGCATCCCACTGGAGGAAGCCAGCCAGGTCTTGGAGTGGTCGACTGGTCAACTTCCCGATCAGGTGACATGGGCGCAGCGGAAGGCCGTCGTGGAGACAGCTCACGCTCTCGTCGGCACCCCGTACAGCTACCTGGACTACGTCTCGCTTGGCCTGGCGCACTTCCGTGTCCGGCCGGCGTGGGTGACGGAGTACGTCGCGTCGACGGGGCACATGATCTGTTCCCAGCTCGTGGACGAGGTCTACCTTCGTGCTGGCGTGCATCTCTTCGACGACGGGCGGTTGCCGGGGGACGTCACGCCGGGAGATCTCTGGAAGTTGCTCAGCCGAAAGCGTGTGACATCGACGGACCGAGACTTGAGGAGGCTGGCCAATGGGTGAGCGATGTGGGACCACACCGACCGTCGAAGAGCTGGAGGTTGGGCATGAACACAGCCGAGCCGAACGCACCGAGTGCTATTACCAGGTGTGGGACGCCCGCGAGATGGTGGAACGCATCGTTGACCTGGAGGACGAGCTAGGCGCGGACGTCGACGGCATCTGCACCGGAATGCACGCCGACGTGGCGGAGGCTCACTGCGAGATCGAGCGTCTGACCGGACTGCTTGCGGCCAGGGTGGCGGACAGTACCGCAGCGTGGACCGCCGTCCGATCGATTCAGCTTATGAATGAGGCCGGCCGGCAGCGCGACCGTTACCGCTCTGCCTGGGTCTCTGCCCGCCGGCGTGCCGCGGACGAGGCCAACTACGGCATGGAGGCGCTGGAGCTGAAGGACGCGGAGATCCATCGGCTGAAGGTGGAGCTGGAGCGCACCCGTCACACGTCGCACTAGTCGACTGACGCGGCGGAAAAACTCTGAAAGTCGAGTGAGACATTCTCGCCCTACCCCCACATAACTAAGGCAGAGGGGAACAACGCTCCCCGCTCATCACGCAGCCTACGAAAGGCACTCACGCATGGCCAACAATCTCGTCTCCATCTTCCAGACCGACCCGGACGCCAAGCCCCGCCCCAAGGCGAACTTCAGCAACGACTACGTGGGCCGGTTCCGCTCCGGCCGGCTCGTCGGGAAGCAGCCGGAGAGCCTGAACGAATGGCGGGTGACCACCGGTGACCCGGAGGTGGCCGACGTCATTTCGCAGCTCATGGGCGGTGTGGCTGAGGACTGGGACACCGACAAGGAGGACAACCTCCAGGTGCTCACCGACTCCGCATCGGTGGAGATCATCATCGAGTCCTCCGATGCCATCGACGCCTCGATGAAGCTGTTCGGATTCAGCGGCCTCACACATCACTGCGACGGCGTCAAGTTCCTGAGTGACGACGACCCGACCCTCGTCGGTGAGCGGTGCGACTGCCCTCCGATGCTGGAGGACCGCAAGGCCCGCGCGAAGAGCGGCAAGGGTCCGAAGCCTTCGATCGACGTCACGTTCAAGCTGGCGGAGGCGCCGGAGCTGGGCAAGTTCCGTTTCAACTCCGGCGGTTGGTCGCTCGTCAACGTCCTGCACGAGGTGATCGAGTCCATCGACACCGTGGGCGGACGAGTCGACGGTGAGGGCGGCCTCGTCATCAACCCGGGCCGTCCGGTGCGAGCCACACTGACGATCGAGCACGTCAGCTACACCACGAAGGCCGGCCGCGACGTCGCGTACAACCGTCCGGTAATTGACGTTCTGGGCGTCTACGAGGCCGAGCAGCCGGCGGACCTGGCGAAGGCCGCCTGACGGTGGGAGGTGTCAGCTTCGCTCCTGTGCCGGACTTTCCGCGGTACACGGTGTGCAGTGACGGCACGTTGTACGGCTGGAAGTACGCCAGGCCGTTGAAGCCGAAGCGCGATGCTGGGGGTTACCTTCAAGTCGACTTGGCGGATAGGGGGCGACGTCGGTCCGTTCGGATGCACACAATCGTGCTTGAGGCGTTTGTGGGGGTTCGTCCAGACGGCAGAGAGGCCGCCCACCTGGACGGCAACCCTACGAACAACGACGTCTCCAACCTGGCATGGGTTACCCACGCGGAGAACATTGCGCACCGAGCAGCACACGGCACTAAGGTTCGAGGTGAACGGTTCTGGAGTGCTCGACTGACGTCCGACAAGGTGCGTGAGCTACGGCGCCGGCACACGGCGGGTGAGAGCGCACAGAGCATGGCCGACGAGTTCGGCGTGAGCCGTCACTCAGCTTGGAAGGCCGCGACTGGTCGATCTTGGAAGCACGTGCAGTGATACGCAACGCAGCCCCCTCCGAATTGAGGTCGGAGGGGGCTGCGTGGTCACGAGCATACACACGAAGAGGAGAGAGCATGAGCAAGGCAGCACTGACCGATTTCACCGGAGCCGAGATCTACCCCGGCCGGCTGATTACCTTCTCAACCCGCCGCGGGAACCGTGTCCGTGTCACTGAGGCCATCGTTTTGGAGACCCTGACCGACCGCTCCTCCGGCCGGGTGGTCCCGAAGCTGCGGGTCCGTCCGACCGGGCGTGAGTCAGGCATCTCCGCCCGCAAGACGACTGACATCCGCACCATCGGCGCCGAACACGTCGTTGTCATTAGCGACGCCCCGACCGCCTGACCACTCGCACATCCTGGCCCCCGCACATCGAGGACGCGGGGGCTTTCGCTTGGCATTGACGGAGGAGAGAGCATGACGGAGTTCAAGGTTGGCGACAAGGTGCGGCATACATGGCTGGAGGCCGTGGAGGTCACGTACGGGCCGTACACAGACATGCGAGGGCAGACGCGGTACATGGTCCGTGTGGCGAGCGGCGGAGAGCAGCCCACGACGCCGGAGATGATGGTGGCTACTCCTGCCTTTTCCGTGGGCGACAAGGCGCGTCGCAACGGCCACACGGTGGAGATCCTCGCCGGCCCCGTGGAGGGTGCGGTCACCGGGGCGGAGATCTACCTCTTCAAGTATCTCGACGGACCGGACGTCGGTAAGGGTGGCGGCCGGAACGCTTCGGAGTTCGAAGCGCTTCCGACGACGACCTACACCTCTCCCGCTGGCATCACGTACGACCTGGCCGGAGAGTACACCGACCGGCTCGGATACACGTGGTCCTTCACCGGGCGCCACAGCCCTGATGGCACACCGTGCGTAACGGCATACGGGAACGCCAACAACACCGACACCATCGACGGAATCGAAGACAGCTTCGGCCCGCTCTGCAAGGTGACCGCCAAGCCGGCCGACGGCTTCGAGTACGAAGGCGTCGTCTACGAGTACGACGCGGAGTACACCGACTGCGACGGTGACAACTGGACTTTCTACAGGTCCACCCGGACAGGGGGCGCACCCCTGAGCACCTACAGCTCCTACCGGTCCAGAGAAACCCTCCAGTACGTCGTCGACAACTACGGCCCTCTGACCAAGTAACCCTCTCGCCCCCTGTGCCCTCGTGGTCAGGGGGCTGAGTGCGTAGGAGAGAGGATGCCAAACATGGCTGACATTGAATATCACGCCCGCGCAATCGAGGCCGCCATCTGGGCGGCGCGAGAAGACGGCTTCGAGCTGTGCGACGACGACGGACGGATCATCTGGCGCGGGGAGCTGTGGGAGATCCGAGAGGGTCAGACCACCGACGACTTCCGAACCATTCGATTCCCCACCGAGAGCCTTGACGAAGCTCAGAACTAGTAACGAGGAGAACTCATGGCATCGGCACAGTACGAGACCCGCACGCGCACTGTGGAGGAGACGATCGTCGTTCTCCGGCTGACGGAGGACGAGGCGGACGAGCTGCGTGATGAGATCAGTAGCGCCGCTGGAACTGGACGGCTGTGCAGTGTTCACCGAGCCCTGTCGAAGCCCGCACCGTCGGAGGCTAAGGCGCCGTCCGACACGTTCGAATACAACGGCGTAACGTACGAGATGGGCGCCGTGTATCAGGACGCCGATGGTGATCACTTCGATTTCAAGGCGGAGCTGAGTGGTCCGGGCATGAGCGGTATGGCGAACGACCGCACGCCGATCGGACGGTTCCGTGGAGGCTATGCGGACGGCGAGCCGAACGACTGGGGTTGGACTCTCGGAGAGGTCGTCGACAACCACGGCCCCCTCACCAAGGTCTCCGCGTGACCGTCATCCACACCATCGACGACGTCAACGCTCCCGCTCTCGGAGACATCCGGGCAGCCGGCGGGGAGGCCGTGATCCGTGTCCGCAAGAGCGCGACGGAGCGCAAGGACTTCGCGAAGTACTGGGAGGCCGTCGGAGTCGCGTTCTCGCGCGGCGCCGTGGTCCAGGTCGTGAACCGGGAGGAGAACTGATGGCTACCAACGGCGCGCTGAACGACATGGAGCAGTGGCGCTCCGTCGTGGAGTACCAGACGAGGAAGGTCAACCCCGCGTATCACTGGCGCGACAACCGTGACGTTCCTGCGTATCTAGACGAGTGGAGCGAAGAGAGCGGCTACGACGTTCGGGGTCCCTATCAGTCGGCAGAGAATGCCCGTCGACAGGCGAGCCGGGATGCTGTAAGCCGTGGCAAGTCGTACAACGGCGACGGCTACGGGCGGCCCCGCATCATGCTGTACCGCATTGTCCGCACCTACATCGAGCGCGCCTCGCTGGCATGGGAGCCGTTCGACGAGCGCGACCCGGAGACGAAGAAGTGGAGCGGCGCGTGATCCACGACCCAACTCTCCAGATCGTCCGTGCTGAACCCGACGAAGAGCCGGTCGTCTTCAACTGGCCGCGGAGCATCTACGCCGCCTGGCCGTGGTTGACGGAAGAGTTCATGAGAGAGGTGGAGAGCGGATGAGCTACATCAATGTGCACAAGATCAACACCGTGGCGGAGAACGGGGAGCGGGAGCAAACCCACGTGCCGCCGATCCACGAGGGCAACGAGGTGGCCAGTTCTCGCGAAGGTGAAGAACTGTCGATGGCCGCTCAGATCATCGAACTTGTTGACGACCTGGACAACGGCGAGGCACTGGTCATCACCGTCAACATCTTCTAGGGGGCAGCGTGAGCGACAGACAGTTCAAAGACTGCGACGGCGACACCTGGACGGAGTACGAGCCTGGAAAGGTGCGGCTGACTGCGCGGGCAGACGGGTCGGACATGTATCTCGGATGCACGGACAGTCTTGCCGACGTTCAGGGCGAGTCCGGGCCGCTCACCGAGATTCGCCCCGACGTTGACGTCCGCGCGCTTCTGGCCGGCGTGCTTAATGACATGGCGGACGGGGCACGAGAGGCATTCATGGAGACCGACGACGTATCGGAAGAGCGCGTCTACGGCAAGGTGGCGTACATCTTCGATCGCAAGGCGCGGGAGCTGCGGGAGCTGCGGGAGCTGCGGGAGGAGAGCGCATGAGCCCCGATGGAGTCACCGGCACAGCCATTCCCGACACGTACCTAGCCCTCCCCGTTCCACTCGCGCTGGACGGCGAATGGAACGAACGTACCGGCTACTGGTTCCGCCGTGGCGTCGAGGAGGCGATGGCTGCGTGGGAGGTGAAGGAGCGAGTCCTCCGGATCACCATCGCCGATGAGATCTACGACCTTCGGACTGAGATGCGTGCGTGCGATGGGACGTGGCCTGAGGAGTACAGCACGCGAGAAGTCAGCAGCGTGCTAAGTGAAGCGGCCAACGTGGCGGTGGAAGGAAGGTCGGATGGCCAACGCCTCGAAAGCTAAGGGCACCGCGTGGGAGTCCGCTCTCGTCGACTACCTCCGCACCAACCACAACCCCGGCGCTCGACGGAACGCGCAGATGGGCCGGCTCGACATCGGTGACATCGACGGTTACTACCTCCACGCGACGGAGGCGAAGGCCGAGAAGACCATCACACTCTCCGACTACATCCGCCAGGCGAACCGGGAGGCCGTCCACGCCGGCCAGCCCTTCGGTTGCGCGATCGTCAAACGGCGCATGAAGGGAACCGCGGACGGCTACGTGGTGCGCGATGTGGCAACGGACGTGCGGCTGATGAACCGGATACAGGAGATGGAGGGGGCGTTGCAAGACGTCGCCTTCGACCGCTGGTACGCACTCGACAAGCAGCATAGGGGGACAGCGTGAAGAAGGCCGTCATCGAGTTCTCCGGGTACCTCACCGTCTATCCCGACGGCGACGAGTACGAGGGAGAAGGTATGACCCTTGAACAGGCCCGCGGGTGGGTTTCCCATGCCATGGCGCGGGGCGACAAGCACGCCGGCAACTATCTGACATCGGCCGGCGCGGACAGTCTGACGTTTGAGGATTACGACCCGGACGAGTAGCCCGCGTCAGTCGACTCACGCAAGTGCCTAGCCCCCAGTGACTCCGGTCCTGGGGGCTTTTGGCGTAGCGAGACCGCCCACCACGAGAGGAGAGCCGTGCGACTGACTGAAATCCTGGGGCGCCTGCGCGGAGTCGAAGAGGATCATGACGGTTACCTGGCGCTGTGCCCTGCGCACGAGGACCGAAATCATCCATCGCTCAAGCTCACGCTGAAGGCTGACGGGATGCTTCTCATGGTGTGCCGTACAGGATGTGAGTTGAAGAGCATCCGGGAGAAGCTGGACCTGTCAGCGGCGGACCTCTTCAACGTCGACGGCCAGGGCGTCAAGACCATCAGCGCGAAGGCGCCGGAATCCATCGGCCCCGGCGAGATCGCCGGCCTGCGGATGTTCGTCGACGAGACGTCGGCCGCCCTGGCGACGTCGGAGGAGGCGACAAAGTACCTGGCCGACCGCTTTGGGCTCACGGTGGAACAGGCGGAAGACCTGGGCGTCGGGTACGCGGCGCCGGGGGATCGCTCTCAGCCTTGGCTCACGCGGGGATTCACCCGGTATCCGCGGGTGACGGTCCCACTCGCCGGATTCGACGGCGTGGTCCGTGGTCTACAGGGTCGTGACATCTCGAAGAAGTGCCCCGCCCGATGGGTGTCCCTGGCCAACCCCGAGGGCCGCACGTGGGCGAAGTGGGGCTTTCTCTCCGCCGGCACGGGCTACGACACGATCCTCATCACTGAGGGACCGGGCGACGGTCTGACGTCCGTAGGTGTCGGCTATGACGCGCTTCTCATCCGAGGCACCGGTACCGCGCGGAACCCCTCCCTCGTGGCCGAACTAGTGACGCACCTTCGTGGCCGTGACGTCGTCCTGGCCTTCGACCCTGACGACGCGGGAGCACGCGGTATTGGCGCACTGGCTACCGCCCTCATCGCGGACGGCAGTGCTCCGCGGCAGCTCCCGTTCCCCAACCCGAAGGAAGACCTGACCGCCTGGCGCGAGAGGACGCCGGAGACGTTCCCCGCAGAGCTTCACACCGCAGTCCGTTCCGCTCCTGTCGTCGAACTGGAGCAGCCAAAGACACCTGCACCGCCGGAGAAGGAGGTCGACATGTCCGACGCTGACGCCGCACTGGAACTGATGGATCTCTCCGCCCGGCAGATGTTCGACAACACCGACGTCGGCATTGCGGTCATGCTGCGCGACTTCATCGCCCGCGGAGGTGGGGGAGTCCGCTACGCCAAGGGTCTCGGCTTCCTCTGCTGGGATGGCAAGGTGTGGGCGCCAGGAGGCGACAAGGTTCGCGAGTCGCTGCACCTCCTAGGCGCCGAACTGATCGCATCGGGCGACGACTCGAAGCGCCGGCTGGCACTGAAGGCGCTCACGAACCGCAGCATCGACGCCGTCATGAAAGAGCTGCCGAGTGTTCCGGGTGTTCCGGTGAAAGCATCCGACTTCGACGCCCGCCACGATCTGCTCTCCGTCGCGAACGGAACGGTCGACCTCCGTACCGGCAAGCTTCACCCGCACACTCCGTCGGACATGATTACCAAGCGCCTCGATGTCGCGTACCGGCCTGACGCCCCCGCCACGCGATGGATGCGGTTCCTGTCGGAGGTGTTCCCGGGGCATCCGGAAATGCCGGCTTTCATGTGCCGGCTCGTCGGCTACGGGATCACCGGATCGACGTCTGAACATTGCTTCGCGTTTCTCCACGGGCAGGGCAGCAACGGGAAGAGTGCGTTTCTCGATGCGCTGATCTACGTCTTCACGGGCGTCACGCAGGCCACGCAGTTCTCCACCTTCGAGAAGTCCGTGTCCGTGGGTCAGGCGTCACCGGAGCTGGCTTCCCTCCGCGGTTCGCGCCTCGTAACGGCGTCGGAGACGGAAAAATACTCTCGTCTGGCGGAGGCCCTCGTGAAGCAGTTGACGGGCGGGGACCCGATCACCTGCCGGTTCCTGAACCAGAACCCGTTCACGTACGTCCCCAGCTTCCTTCTCCTCGTCGCCGGAAACTTCAAGCCGGCAATCCTGAGCCAGGACGAGGGGACGTGGCGACGGGTCAAGCTGATCCCCTTCGACGCCACGTTCTCCTACGCGCTGGGCAACAAGGACACGACGCTCCCCATGCAGCTCCGCGGAGAGGCTGAGGGGATCCTCGCGTGGGCCGTGGCCGGCGCTGTGGAGTGGTACGCACAAGGGCTCGGAGAGCCGTCATCCGTCGCCACAGCCACGCAGGACTACCGGGAGAGCGAGGACCGCCTCGCGGAGTTCCTGAGCGCCTGCACGGTCCGTGAGGAGGCTGCGCGAGTGGCTCCCATGGCTATCCGTCGCGTCTACGCGGAGTGGGCGGAGGACGCCGGGCTTGACCGGAAGGAGCGGCTGTCTGGTTGGGCCCTCGCGGTGGAGTTGGAGAGCCGCGGATTCAAGAAGGACAAGCGGCGGAGCGCGTGGGGATTCAACGGAATCCGCCTCATGACGGACACCGAGAAGGAAAGCGCTAGTCGACTAGCGCAGAACATCGACGAGGCGCCCGGTGCCGGGCCGACTGACATCTTCGGACAGCAGAAGGAGGCGGACGCAGCATGATCAACCACACCTTCCCGGTACTCGGCCAGCAGATCCCCGTTCGCGTCCCCCAGACGGTGGAGGACTTCCGAGAGTTCCAGAGCTACATCATCGGCCGCGCGAACGCTGGGGAGCGGGTCGCGTACGACACGGAGACGACCGGGCTCGACACGTTCTCGGCCGGCTTCCGCATCCGTACCACGCAGTTCGGAACTCCCGACGAAGCGTGGGTCCTCCAGGTGGAGAAGGGCTCCGACCTCCAACGGCTGGCCTCGTGGGCGCTGCGGACTCTGCCGGAGTTGTCCATGCAGAACCGCAACTTCGACATGCTCGGCAGCGACAGGCACTTGCCCGGCATCACGCTGGAGGAGCTGGCACCGAAGACGCTGGACACATACATCTACAGCCATCTGTCTGACCCTCGTCGACGCGATCAGGGCGGCGTGGGCAACGGCCTGAAAGACGCCTCGGCCCACTACGTCGACCCATCCGCTCCGGACACCCAAGGTGGGCTGATCGAAGAGTTCCACAAGATCGGCTACACCAAGGACACCGGTTGGCCGCACATCGATATCGATAACCCGCTGTACCTCTCGTACGCCGGCGGGGACGTGATCCTGACGTCCCGACTCCTTCCCAAGGTGCAGCAGCGCGTACGGGATCTGGGGATCAACCCGAACCTCCCGGCCTTCGAGCACGCCGTGGGATACGTCTGTGCGCTCATCGAGCGTCGCGGCATGCGGATCAACCGCGAGTACACGACGCGGCTCTCTGCGGAGCTGGCTGACGAGGCCGCGCGGTGGTCCGCGGAAGCAGCGAAGTATGGCGTCGCCAACATCAACTCCACCCGCCAGGTGTCGGAAGCGCTCCTCGGCATGGGCGAGCACATCCCGGAGCGCACGGACGGAGGGGCGGTCCAGGTCAACGGGGCTGTGCTCAAGCGCCTGGCCGACGTCGACAAGCAGTGGGACCCGATCGAGTCGCGCACGCCCAACCCGCTCGCGATGGCAATCCTTCGCAGCAAGCGTGCCGGCAAGTGGAAGATGTCGTACGCGGACGCGATGCTCCGGACCGCGGACGAGAACGACAGGGTGCACCCGAAGATCGGCGCATTGGCGGCCAGGACGGCGCGCATGTCGATCAGCGACCCGCCCTTTCAGCAGCTCCCTTCGGGGCTCTGGACCATTCGGCATTGCGTCGTGTCCGACCCGGGGCATCGCATGATCTCCGTCGACTACAAGTCCGTGGAGCCGCGCGTGATGGCGGCCCTGTCGGGCGACGAGAAGATGACGGCCGCGATCCTCCGTGGGGACGACCTGCACAACCTGACGGCTGCGAGCGTCTACGGGCCGGACTTCACGCCGGGGCAGCGAAAGGTGGCCAAGGTTGTGCAGCTTGGGGTGGCCTACGGGGGAGGGGCGAAGACGATCGCCGCTCAGACCGGCCTCTCCCTGACGGCTGCACAGGCAGCTGTGAAGGGCTACAAGCGGACGTACCCGCGGCTGGCGCGCTATATCCGAGCCCTTCAGGGCCAGGTCATCCGCGACGGCTACACGCTCCGAACTCCCTCCGGCCGGCGCCTCGTCTTCGACCGGGACGCCGCATACGCCTCGTTCAACGGGGAGATCCAGAGCACCGCGCGCGACATCTTCGCGCAGGGTCTCTTGGAGATCGACGCGCGAGGGCTTACTCCTCATGTGCTGCTCCCAGTCCATGACGAGATCGTCGCAGACGCCACTGACAATGACGCTGTAGACGTGGCCCGAGAGATCGGAGAGGCGATGACGATGTCTCTCCGGGGCATCCCGCTGGGGACGGACCCCGACGTGGGCGGTCACTCGTGGGGCTCGCTCTACATGAAAAAGGCTTCGACGATGATCGACAATGACGCGTGGTATGCGGCCAATCCTGTCGCCGCCCATGCCGCTGAACTGGCCAGAAAATGACGGCTCGTCGGCTGCCCGCGCCAACCCTGCGGCGCCTGACCGAAGTTGGTCGGAATCGATCATCATTGGCCGCCCCGTCCGCCACGAGACTGGCTACTCGATCACATCCCATTTCACCCCCTATGAGAGCTCCGGACCCCCCACGAGGCCCTTCCCGTCGTGACGTTCTGCGACGGTGGGAGGAGTTGGAGTGGTGGGCCTGCTCCTACTGTGACGCCCCGTTCGGCCCGATGGTTGTAGCCGAAGCGGATCACGTAACTCCACTAGCCAAGGGGGGCGCTCACGAGTGGTCGAACCTCACGCCGGCGTGCAGAGAGTGCAACCGCCTGAAGTCTGATCGGGACATGTCGGAATGGCTGGCAATTCTGACTGGTCAGACGGATACGGAGCGCGAGGTTACGGTTACGCGCTGACGTTCCGAGATCTGCTCGGCATGTGCACAGCTCCCACACAGTCTGCACACGGTAACAAATTCGTAACATAGTCCAGGTATGGACTGCCTTATGTTGCGCGACATAACCGCAGGTCGGATGGGTCGCGCAACATAAGTACGACTAACTCTGCGTGCATGAAGGACCGACATACCCCGGCGAACCGCCCATAAGAACCCCTGAACATCAGCCGCTTGGCAATTGCCCGTGGAGGGTCAGTGACCTACAGTCCCAATCACATCGCAGACGGACAGCATTTGACGCACCTGATGGACACGCTTGAGCGTGACCTGATCGAGCTACGTCAGTTGTCGGCCATTTGCGGTGATGCAGTGACCATGCCGGGACGACGTCCCGAGGTGGACGCGGACGGAACCGGACGGGCGGCATCGTCTGATCCGGGCCGTCCGACTGAGAGCATCGCTCTGGACAGCGCCCGTGAGGCGCTACGGGATCAACTGGAAATCGGCATCTCGTACGCAACATACGCAATTGCGTACGTACGGGGTGCCACAGCATCTATGGACCGCGCGCTCTCCCGCTGGGAAGGGGAGGACGCCGAGGACCGTATCGCGGGGGAGTGCCATGGACGTATTGACGGGACCGAGGTCCACTCCGGAGCAGATGGGCGACCTGATGGAGTTGTCCGGGATGCTTGGCATCCCACTCCTGACGTCGTGTGAGCGCGATCTGATCTCTGTCACCACGCTCTATCGCGTGGCCGGCTGGGAGTTCTGCCCCCTGTCGGCCGCTGACGTCCTGATCGCAGCGACGTACCGGCTGACGATCAAAGATCTCTAACCCGCGCTAGTCGACTGACGCGACCTTCCCCGCCTGCCGACAGGTGGGGGTCTCGCGCCGGACGAACGCATCTTGATTCAAGACGCATCATGTGACGCAGGCCACAAAAATAGCGTGAGACATTTTCGCTCTACCCCCACATAACTAAGGCACACCGAGCCACTAGGAGCCCCGCATGACCACTCCCGCATCCGTCACCGCAGAGCAGATCCAGGCCGCACAGGACGGCGACGCTGACGCCATGTGGCAGATCGTCAGCGCCTACGAGCCGATACTGAAGAGCGTCATCCGCTCCGTGGCGCCGGCTGCGAACCAGGAGGATGCGGAGGATCTGCTCCAGGAGGCCCGGGTCGTTCTGATCCAGCACATCCGCGAGTACCGCACGGAAGCCAGCTCCGCTCAGCTTCACTCCTTCGCCTTCCGCGCTGTGCGACGTGCGGTGGCGGAGGAGTGGCTCCGATCGACGACGTCGTTGTCAGTCGATCCATCCGCAGCCCTTACGGTGAAGCGAGTTCTGTGGGAGGAAGAGGGCGACGTTGATCGCGCTTTCACCACCGTATCGGCTGACGCTGACCCACGTCGACGGATGTCGCGTGAAGCATTTGTGAGTGTGTGTGAAGCACTCGCGAGCCCCATTCGCCTCGATACCCCGCAGGAGAACGTAAGGGGCGCGGTTCCCGAGGACGGCAACATGACGATGGCCGACCGAATTCCCGACACTCTGTCGTCCTTCACCGACTCCACCGAGCGGCGCGACCTGGCCCGTTACCTCCTCAACGAGATCCCCCAGCGTCGCGCCTACGCACTGAAGGCGTACTACGGGATCAACATGCAGGCATTGACCGACGCGGAGGTCAGTACGGACATGCAGGTAACTGCGAAGGCCGTGCGAGACCTTCGCAGCAAGGGCCTTGAGTCGGCCCGCGAAGTCGCCGTGCGGGACAGCCTCCGCGTGGCTGCGTAAGTCACTGACGTATCGACCGAAGGAGAGCACATCCCATGAACCGCATCCCGTCCCTTGATGACTACGACCTCCAGTGCGTGCGACCGGAGGAGGCCGCCCTCTGGGGCGGAGACGTCCTCCTGGCCGTCGAAGAGCGCGCAGACGGAGACCTGATGGACGGCACCCCGTTCACCGAATGAGCCGCGCTAGTCGACTAGCGCGATTCCCGCACACGGCAGAGGAGAGAGCATGAGCGAGCACACGATCACATGCACAAGCGGCGTGAGCGACACGCTGACGGCACAGAGCAGCATTGGCAACGATGTTGCCTTCTACAGCCGCCAAGGTGGCGTATCGAAGATCAGCGTCTACGCGGCTCCGTCCGATGCCCGCACCTTCGCCCGCGGCATCCTGGCACTGTGCGACGAGGCTGACGGGGGAGAGGTGAAGGAGGATCCGGCTGCCACGGTCGAAGGGCCCACCGTCCGTGGCATCAAGGTGGGCGACAAGGTGCGCGTCCTCGTTGACGATGCGGAGTACGCCCGCGTCAGTCGGGGCGACATTCTCTGCGTCACTCATGTCGGCGGGAATCTGATCGTTGCTGACGAAGCAAACACGGAGGGGGAAGGCTGGTATTTCCGCAACGCGAAGAGCCTGGAGAAGGTCGTCGACGAGCCGGAGCCGCTTGTCGAGTGGGAGCGTGACCTCCTGACGCCGCCCGCAGTCGTCCGCCCGCAGATCGGCGACCGGGTGCGCGTGATCCAGGGCGACCCTCACGCGTCCGGCGACGACTTCGCCGGACGCGTCGGAAAGCTCATCGCCGACGACGGAGCGCACGACAGGATTCCCTTCCTGGTCAGGTTCGGGCCCGGAGAGCACGGGGACGTTGACGGACAGTGGTACTGCGCGAAGGTGGAGATCGTCGACGAATCGACCCCCGAAGCCCCGCCGGCCGAAGCGCTGACCTTCACCACTCGCGCCGCCATCGACCGCGAGACCTTCGTAGCCCGTGCGAAGTCACTCCTGGCCGGCACCGACCACACCGGGGCAGACGTCATCGCAATGGCCGCCTTCCTGGCTGGCGGTGGCGCATGAACGACAGGTTCCTGACTTTCAACCCGCGCCGCAACAGCGCGTGGAGCAGCAACAACCAGGAGCGCCACGTCCGCACTGCGCTGGCGACGGGCCGGCGGTGGGGCGTGAAGGTTCTGGTGTGGGAGAGCGTCGACGGCGACTGGCGTCTGATCGAAGACCCGGACACCCACTTCGAGGAGTAGCCCGCGTCAGTCGACTAGCGCAAGTCACACCCAACTGAGGAGAGAGCATGACGACTGCAACTGTCACCCTGACCAAGTCCGACGGCGCCGCTGATCTTCCCGGAGTCACCAAGCTGGCAATCGGCGCCTCCTGGGACGCTTCGGCCGCAGGAGCGGGCGGCGCACTGGGATGGGCCAAGCGGAAGCGCGGGACCGACCTGGACGCGATCGCGATCCTGATGCACGACGGCGAGCCCGTTCGCCTGGCTGGCCTTGACTCGCTCGACCCGATCCAGAACGGCTCCGTGGTCCACTCCGGCGACAACCAGACCGGCCACGGCGACGGCGATGACGAAACGATCACCGTCGACTTCACGAAGGTGCCCGGCAATGTCGACACCATCGTCTTCGTCTGCGCGGCGTTCAAGAAGGGGAGCGACCTCGGCAAGGCCATGAACGTCTCCTTCAAGGTCTACGACTCCTCCGACGGCACGCCGGGGCTCATGGCCGACATCTGGCCGTCACTACTGGGGAGTGGCAACGCGTGCGCCGTGGCGAAGGCGTACCGGGCCGGCGACGGGTGGAAGCTGGAGGTCGTCAACACCCGCGGGACGGTAAGGCAAGGCGACCAGACCAGCCTTCTCCGGTTCGCGATCGGCATGTAGTCGCAGGTCAAGGGGAGTCCCGCAAGTCGACTGACGCGGGACTCCCCTTTGGGGTTGTGTTGAGCGACCCAACTGTGTCACTATGGAGCCACGCCAGGGACTCACGGAGGGTCCGGCAGGGGAGGAAATCATGTTCAACATCTTCGTCGACTCCAACGGCCACAACGTCGCCACCTTCCACACGGAGGAGGCATACGACGCGTCGGCCCTGGCCAACCACTTCGTCGATGCCGGCTACAGCGTGGACACCGACCTGTGGGACGCGACTGTGGCCGACGCCATGATGTCGCCGGAAGTTGCCGCTCTGGCAGAGGCGACGCTCCCGCTCGTTTCCGCTTAGCCGAAACGCCCTCCGGGGCGTCCGCGGGGGCTGGCCTACCCGCGCTGATGAGGCAGGCCGTAGGAGGAGAAATGACGAAGCTCCGAGCGAAGCGGATCGGGACCGGGTACTACGAGGTCCCCACACCGCACGGGACGTACCGCGTCGAGAACACTCCGGCGCCCAAGGGGTCGGGGTACGGATCGGGCCCCAACTGGCTCATCATCCGGCCCGGCGAGGAGCAGGCAGACGAGTCCAAGCCCACGAAGCGTGAAGCGATGGAATATATCGCCGCGCTGCTCAGCTAGCACCCGCCCCGCATAGGAAAGCCCACGGCGCCCCCAGCGCCAACGGCGCGCGGTTCGAATCCGCGGCGGGGCACTCGAATATCGACAGAGGAGGACGCGATGGCGCTCACCTGGAGTAAGGCATCTTGGGCCGACAAGACGTACCACGCTCGTCAGGCCGACCGCTCGTTCACTGCCGACCATGATGGTTGCGCATGGCGTCTACGTGGCTGGACTGACGGACAATTCACGGACTATGTGCCCAACCTGAAGACGCTCCGCGACGCGAAGCAGCAGGCCGCAGACCGACTCCAGTAGCTATCTGTCCCGGAAAGGCAGTCAGGCGAGTGCGAGTCTCGCCCGGGGCACTCGAAGATCCATCGACGTGAGGAGACGCCATGTTGAAGCGCATCGTTCGCCGGCGGTACCCGGCAGGAGCCGCAGCCCAGGCGCACGCATTGAAGTCGTCCGACGGGCGCTATGACTACCGGTCCCCGGAGGGCCGACGAGTCGTCACCGCGAACCGTGCGTACCTGGCGCTGCATCCGGAATGGAGGGCCTGATGTTTCGGACCTTGAAGCTCTACCGCGCAGCCGCCCATCTGACAACCACGTTCCCGGAGATCAGCATCGACGACGCCCGCGAACGTGCCGGCCGGATGCTGGAGCGCTACCCACACGCCCGCACTGGCCGGTTGGGTGAGTACCTCGTGTTTGACGAGTCTCTGGGGCGCGTCATCGACGAGACCGGCAACACATCCGCGGGGGAGACGCCGTGAGGAAGATCCGCGTCCTGGCCGCCAATCTGCTCCCGCACGACGTCGTGAATGACCTCGTCGTGGCGACCGTCGTGGGCGACCGCACAACCATGGTCGACGTCTCGGCCTACGCGGAGGACGGCGAGAACCACCTCCTGGTGTTCCGTCCCGGAGCGCGGGTTACGGCGTACCGGCCGGCTGAGTGAGCGGTGCGTGAGTCGACTTGCGCGATGGGGTTGTGTTGAGCAACCCAACTGTGCCATTATGGAGCCACGCCAGGGACTCATGGAGGGTCCGGCAGGGGAGGAAATCATGACCCACAACCAGTTCGGCACTCAGGAAGTCCCCGCCGGATTCGCGCTCCCCAAAGCTGCGGTGAAGCTGCTCAACACTGCGGCGCTGGCCAGGTGGTCCACGGGGTGGCAGTGGAGCGCTGACAACTCCGACAACCCGTTCGTCACGATCCACGTGGCCGACCCGGAGACGCGCGAATACTTCAAGTACACGTGGCACTCCCGGGGCACGGGCGCCCTGCGGCTTTTCTCGAAAATTCGTCAGGCGCAGGCCGGCGCCCCGTGGGTGGACGCTCCCAGCGTCAAGGCTGCCGAATTTCGGGTCCGTGAGGTGGCAGCTAAGAACAGCTAATCCCTCCCGCTGGAGCCCTGCCAATTGAGGTGGCGGGGCTCCTCCCGTAAGTCCCTTCCGAAGGAGCCCGTCATGTCCGACGTCACCATCCACGAGACCGTAACCATCCCTGCCCGACAGATCCGCCGGGGCGATGAGTTCGACCTCCACCGTCACACTCATACCGCTTCCGGGCACGCGCACATGGCGCCGCGGGACAGCGTCCGCATCCCGCTGGAGGGCGGGGGCGAGGCATTCCTCCCGAAGGACCGCGAGATCCGAGTCAGCCGGCCCGCGGGAACGCTGCCGACGTGCATTTCCGCGTGACGCTCGAATGCGGCGTCTCCGCCCGGATCGACGGAGCCACCCACAGGCGGCTGCTGGGGCACGTGGAGGAGCGAGGCTACGAGCGGACGGCCGTGCGAGGCGGGTACGTCGTGACGCTGCCTGGTGACGCTCTCGTGGCAGTGCTGCGCGAGTCGACTTACGCGGGGCGGCAGGGGTTGTGTTGAGCAACCCAACTCTGCAACTATGGAGCCACGCCAGGGACTCACGGAGGGTCCGGCAGGGGAGGAAATCATGAACTGCGGAACCTGCCGCAAGGGAATCGCCCCGAACGTCGGCTACGTCTTGCACACCTTCGCGGGCAAGGTTTCCAGCCACCACATGGAGTGCCGTCCGGCTCCCGCCCCTAAGCCGCAGGTGTGGGTGTATCTGCGCGGTTACGTCGACGCCGAATAGTCCAGACTGTGGAGCCCCTGTCAATTGAGGAGACAGGGGCTCCGCCATTCACACCACGCACGCCCCGTTCACGAGTGAGGATCGATGACCGCCACCCCGATGCATGTCAGAATGGCCCGCAAGTACGGTCAGACCGCCGTTCTCTACGCCGCCCTGGCGCTCTCCGCCCCTGGCGAGTACAAGTTGGCCCTGATGGCAGGTTGGGATCCGTCCGTTGCCTGGCTAATGCCGGCCGTTCTCTCGCTCTACGCAGCGATCAGCGCAAGCATCGCGAAGGCGTACAAGACAACGGCACGCGAGGCCGCGGGAACACCGCACGAGGCGGAGGCCAAACGCCGATCGAAGAACGCAACGGTGGGCGCTCTCCTCGCGCTCCTCATGGCAACAGCCGCTCAGATCACGGAACACGTGATCACCGCTACGGCCTTCGGCGCAACGCTCTGGGTGATCGTCGTTGTCTCCGCCGTTCCGCCGTTGGTTGCCGCTCACGTCCTCCACATCGATCCGCCCATGGAGCTGAAGGAGCCGGAGCAGCCGCTCGCCCCGGAGTGGGTGCGTGAGGAGTTGGCGAGGCGCGAGGAAGCCGCTAGAGAGCCTGACGTGATCCTGGAGGAGAAACTCCCCGACCCGCCCACAGAAGCGACTTACGAGCCCGTTCTTGTCACGTACGGGCAGGCTGCTGATGCCCTGGGACTGAGTGAGATCACGATCCGCGGCGCCGCCAACGGAGACCGCCTGAGGAAGTACGAGGGCGCCGAACCGCGACGAGTGTACGTCGACATGCGCGAGTGTCACACTGTGTTTGCCAAGAGCCGGCAGCGCGCCGGAGTTTGAGGAGAGACGATGGAAGCCACGATCAACGACGTCGACGGTGCGTTCATCTCAGTCGAAGCAGGAGCGGACAGCCTCGCGTCTGACGGCTCGGTGCGGGTGTACGCGCCCGCGAACGAGCTGACCATCCCACGCGATGAGCCCGTAGCTCTACTGGACTTCACCCCAGCTCAGGCCCGTGCGCTGGCCGCCGTTCTGCTCCAGGCCGCGGACGAGGCGGAGGGCGTGGAGCCTCTCGACGAGGGGAACGCCCGAAGCGCTCTCGAAAACATTCTCGTGTCGGGGCACATCATCAGCGGGGCTTCGGAACCGTTCAGTTTCGGAGATCTGGACCGTTACCGAGACGCGGTAGCTGAGAGGGCGCGCGCGGATGTTGCCGCCTTCATCCGCACCAACATCGACTTCCAGGGCCGAGACTTCCCAGACGCGGAGAGCGTCGCGGTGTGGCTGGAGGACGGGCAGTGACCTACCTGAGCGGTTATGAAGAGATCAACCAGATCGTCACGCTCGCTTCGTTCGGAGCCACGTGGGCTGTGCTCGCGGTCGGGCACAATCTCGCAGATCACGTGCTCGGGCAGACCGATCACCAGGCTGATGGGAAAGCCGCGCCGCTGAAAGAAGAGGTAGACAAGGGTGTCAGCGCTCGACGAGGCTGGGGTCCGTGCCTTCGACACGTGGCCTAATATCACGTGGTGTTGGCCGTAATGTTAGCTATGGCCTGGATCGTCCTACCGCTCCAGATGTCGTGGACCGGGTTGGTGGCGGGATTCGCCGTTTCGGCAGCGACGCATGCGTTCTTCGATCGCCGATGGCCGGTCCGATGGCTGCTGGAACACGTCGGCTCCAAGGGCTTTGCGAGTCTGAAGAGCGGCGGAATGAACGGCATGTATCTGGCCGATCAAGCTCTGCATCAGACCGCCCTTCTCGTAACAGCTCTGCTGATCACCCGACTGTAGGAGGGGCACATGAAGCGCATACCGATGACCATCACGTATTCGGACGGGCGTCAGGAGATCGAATACATCGGCTGTGAGGAGCCCGGAGTCTTCGGCTCGCTCTTCCGCCTCCGCCGCGAGGAGCGCCTCCGCAAGGCACAGGCGCAGCGAGACAGCCGGCTCCTTCAGCTGGAACGCGACATCAAGGCCCTGGAAGACTGGCACCACGCCTGGCGCCTGGAGCACGACGAGGGATTCCGGGAGCTGCACCCGAGGGAGTGGTGCGAACCTCATCGGATGCTGACGAGCGCATGCCCGTACTCGCACTACCGCCGACACCCGAGAGTGCGCCCCGCTCAGCGTGAGGCGCCGGAGCTGCCGCTCGAAGTACGCCGCGCGGCTACCCGGACGATCGCAGCATGGGGGAAGAGCGATGCAGTGTAAGGACATCCCGGACGACGTCTTCGTAACCGCCGTCCGCGACGCTCCCGCCCTCTCGTCGGCCCGCTGGCGCATGAGGTGGCAGGTTGCGGAAGAGCTGGAGAGCGTCATGGGACCCATCCCGGAGAACCTCTTCATGGCGAAGGCACGCCGGCTGATCGCACGCGGACTGATCGGCGGATGTCCATGCGGGTGCCGCGGAGACTGGCATCCGGCGGATGAGTGTTACGCCCCCGGGAACTGCTGCCGACCGTCGTAACCTGGACGCATGAGCGTCCAAACCGGCCCCTGTGCCTCCTGCCGTCAGCCGACGACCAGATACGGATTCGGCGGCAACCCTCTCTGCCCCACCTGCCGAGCGCGGGTGGAGAAGGCACGAGCGAAGAAGTAGAACCACCTGAGAGCCCTCGTCGCACGCCGGCGGGGGCTCTTCTGCGTTCAGGCTGCTTCCGCTACGTCCAGCGCAGCGCGGTACTCCACTGACCACGCCGCCGACTGCTGATCAGCAGGCAGGCCGGCCAGTCCCGCCCGCAGGTGATCGGCGGCGTCGGAGTGTGCGTTGAGGCTGAGGTGCGCCAGCCCCAAGTTCAAACGTTGGAAGGTGGGCGTCAGCCAGTACGCGGTACCTGGCGGCTGATCGGCAGCAGCGTCCGACAGGCTCGCAGCCTCGTCCAGCAGCCGGAGGGCGTCGTCACGTCGTCCAATTTCCGCGTAGCCCTGTGCGGCCTGTGCGGCGTCACCCATGCGCTGGGCGGGATGAGCGCCGGGGGTGTTGTAGGCCGCGAGGAACCACCGGATCACCGAGCGCGGGCGTCCCTGCTGACGTGCCAGGTAGCCACGGAAGTTGAGCGCCTGAGCGGTGAGGTGAGGTGACTCCGCATCGTCGGCCAGCTCCAGGGCTTCGTTCAAGAGGAGTACGGCCGGTAAATCGACGCGGGCGGAGGCATGGAGCCATCCCTCGAACTGCACCCACTCCGCCACGACGTCGGTCAACGCGTCGCGATGCGGCCCGCGGGCGTCGCGCAGCAGCGACCGAGCTGTCTCGGCCTGAGCCTGAATGGCGGGGATGAGGGGCGACGGACCAAGCACGTCATCTAGCCGGCGCTGGGTGGCCAGGACGTCGGCGAAGGCGCTCACCGAACGGCCATCGAGCCGCGTTGGATGAGACACCGCGTGCCGTACCCGGTCGCCGGCATCCTCCGTCACCGAAGCGGCGTGGGCCACGATGGCTCCGTCTGCCCTCAGGAAGATGTCCAATGCCTGCGCCAGCTGCGGAGAGGGGTCCTGCTTGCCGCCCAGGACGCGTGACAAGTACGCGTGGTCGTAGCTGAGCGCCCTTGCGGCGCCGCGGATGGACAGCCCCCGTAACCGCAACGCGCGGCGCACACTGTCGCCGAATTCCCCTGCCATGGCCTCAGCGTAGCGCCCGAGCGCGCTCAGTCACCACCCTGTCACCGCCCAGTCACCGCTTCCCTGGGGAGTGGTTCGTCATGATGGGAGCCGGTCCTGCATCGTCAACGAGGAGGAAGGCCGGTGACGTACGAGCCCATTCCGATCTCCGTACGGATCAAGCCCTCGTCGCGAAGGGCGCGGGTCACCTTCTGTGCGGTCACGAGAGCAATGCCGAACTCTGCGGAGAGCGTCACGACGGCAGGAATGCGTGAGCCCGGCGGATAGGTTCCATCGGCAATTCTGGCGCGCAAGATCTCGGCCACCTGTCGCCACTTAGGCCGAGTCGCGTCTAGCTCGATGCTCACCCACGGACCGTAGATGATCATGATACGCCAGTGCGAGCGATAGACTGCCGTAGAGTTCTATAGCATGCTGGCGCAAGAAAGCACCCCCGCGACCGTGCGACCGGTCCGGGGGCATGGCCGACGCTACGAAGGAGCGACGACATGACAGACCTTACCCAGGCGGTTCAGCTGAGCGACCCACTGTCCGCCTTAGAGCCCGTGCCGAATCGTGCCTGCGACATCTGCTCCTCGCTGGGACGTCAGCGGGAAGCCGCTCGCAGGCAGCAGGACATGACCACGGTCTCCGACTGCAACGTGGAGATCCGGCGCCACCCTCATCGGGAGCCGGTGACGACATGAGCCCTGTGCTCGAACTTCCGAAGCCTTACCCGGGATGCCGGATATGCGCTCGCATGGTCCGGGACTGGGCGGCACTGACCGAGCCTGCCTCCCCTCAGTTCGACCGAGACGCAGCCGATGAACTCGCCACCGGCATCAACCGCCACCGGGCCGCCGATGAAGCTCAAGCGCCAGCCCTGTGACGCCAGCAAGGGTAGAAAGGCAATGTGATGTGTCCTCACTGCCACACCCCCATGGTTCCGGACGGCGGTCGAGCCTTCTGCGCCACGTGCCCGCGGGTCGCCCATTACGGGGACTCGCCGGGGGACGTCGAGCGCCGTGAGGACAACCGGCTGCACGCTCTGGCACTTCTGGACATCGCGCTAGCTCATCAGGATGAGCAGCGGAAGCATGACCAGCTGATTACCACCGAGATGGAGGCCAGGATGGGCCAGACGATTCAAACCCGCGGCTGCTCCAAGTGCGGCAGCACGATGTACCGCACGGTGGACGTGGACGACAACGGAAACCCGATCAGCGTGCCGACGTTCATCTGTAACAACTGCGGCCACATGGAGGGCTGA